GCCTGACTAATCGCGTCCAGGGAGTTCACCCCGCGCTCAAACTTGCCCTGAGGGTCTGCGCGCCAGATTTCAGCCAGGATATCGTAGGACACCGCGCAGAGATCCTTGAACCGATCGCACAACTCGACCAGCACCCCACTCCGAAAGAGATCCGCGTCGGACTCTGAGAGCCGGAGCGCGTCCGCTTCTTGCCTGAGGAGTCCACGCATCAGCGAGAAGTCGAAGCTTATCCCGTTGAAACTCACGAGCAGACAAGCCATTTCTACGAAGGAGGTTATGGTGTCTTCCAGGGTGTGGCGGTCAAAAAAGTGCAGACGACTATCCCCGTAGGCGTAGTAACAGCCGATGGAGAGTCCCAGGGCCGGCTTGTTCTCCCAGCCAATCTTGACAAAACCATGGGGAAGTACCGGCGGAATACGCAGGGGCCCTTGGCACTGTTCAGGTGGTTTGCCACAGTAGCGGCAATCGTCTGGACTGCGGAGGCATTCCAAATCAAGGCAGATGATATTGAGTCCGTCGAGTTCCATCAGATGGTTTCTCCTCCCGCTGTAAAGTCTGGCAGGTAGCTATCGAGATCCACACAGCTATACAGATGCAAACACGCTTTGTGCATATTGACATGTTTACTCTTCGGTGGCATCACCTGATAGGCAGTACGTTCATCGCCGATAAAGACGCGCTTCACCTGACTCATCTGTTCCCAGGTCGGTATCTTCCCATCACGTCTGGTGACGGAAAGATGCAGCCAGCGCTGCGCGTCACTGTAGCGTGCACAGGAAACCAGTAATAGCAAGCCTTCGCCCTGATTACGGTATACCCGGCCGTAAGTTCTGGAGGGTCCCCACGCTTCGAGGCTCTCGCGCCAGCTCGTATGCACAGAGGCCGGGAACCAGTCGGGAAGCGTTACATCCTCGTGGCGAGCATCACCGCCCACTTTATACGTGCGGCCCTGGAAGTGTATCTCAGCCACGGCACGGCTCCTGGTGGACAACATAGCCTCTGCTCGGGACAGCCAGCGGTCTTCCTTCCGGGGTTTCTCGACCTGAGAGCACCCAGACTGCCGGGGCGATTGTGTCGAGTAACAGCACTTCGCCAGCGCTCGTCACGACTTCGACCAGGAGATGGCCACACGTGGGACAGTGCCCTGGTTGGAGGACGAGCGGTTTCACTTTGATACGCGGTTTAGGTGTCGCCATGCCACCACCTCCGTACAGACACCAGGAGCGCTTGTAAAGCCGGCAAGAGTCTTTCGCTTCGCTGGAGACTCTCCTGCCAACGACAAGAGCAGGGCTTGGCGTGTGAGTAGAATTCGCGGCACTGCGGGCAGACGCGCCAGGTGCCGATTGGATGACGGGTACCACGGACGATAGACATAGAGAGTTCCTTAGTGCGTGAGGGGATCGGTTGCACGAAAAACCTGATACCGCCGCTCAAGCTCCGTTTCCCAGAGCGCGCGGCTAATCGCCCTGCGGTGTCCTTTGCCACAGGTAATCAGTACCTTGGAACCATCACGCCAGTCGCCGATCGCCTGCGCCAGGCTAAGGTCCGTATCATCACATGCACAGTCATGGTTGGGATAGCGTTTCATTGCCTATACCTCAGATGGCGAGCGGATCAGTGTGGAGGTTCATTGGTCAGTCTGGGCAGCTTACGGCCGTTAAAGGGGACATGGGTAAAACGCATCCCGGCTTGCCGCAACAGACGCAATAAATCGCCCATCCACAGTTGGGTCTGGGCCCCAAAGTCTTTGAGCTGATGCAGCATATGGCCCGTCCCAAGTGCGAGGTCTTTGGCACGCTCGGGGCCTTGCTCGGCGGTTTTGAGACGAAAGCGAAACCCCAGCGGCAGGGTCTCGTCCTCAACCACCGCATTCCAGGTCGTATAGATCGGATAGGTAAACGCGGCCTCGTGCTCGCTCACCAGCATAATAGCGCCGGCAAGATCGTATTCCCGGCACAGGAGCTGCATCGCCTGCAGCGCTTCTTGCAGGCGCGGATCCTCGACGGGCCGATCATTGAACATCGCGCGCTCCTTTCGCCCGGTCGCCAGCCGCAAGCAAGTCCGCGCTACTGGGCTGTATGCCGTGCTCCAGGAGGAGTTGATAGCACGCCAGTCCTAGCCAGCGCTCGCTCGCAAACACGTTCGCCCGACAACACACCCCGTCCTTGGGACCGCAATACACGCGCTGCGCCTCAAACCAGGCCGTGAGACGGATGACCGTCGCCATAGACATGACAGCCGTATCCCCGTGTTCATAGCGGCTAATCGCCATAGCGGAGACGCCCACCGCCTTGCCAAGGGCCCGCGCGCTGAGGGCAAGTGCGGCACGGGCCATGCGCAGCTGCGTTGGGCTCATCTTATATCGCCAGCGGGTCATCGTCACCCGGCTCGGTGGCGAGATGCGCCGTGACGCGGTGGATCATAGGCTGCAGATGTTCAAGCGGTGGCGTAACATGCGGTGCTACAGCCGTAGCTACGCCAACAAACACGCCATCACAGAGCTCTGGATCGCACGCACTATTGGGCCAACGAGGATCTTCCTGGGCCCCGTGGATACACGGCGGACGATACCTGGCGCCTAAGAGACGCTTGTGTTCGAGATGCACAAGTTTTCGTTCGTTCCGCACACGGGGATCTGCGCCGTGACGGTGCTCCATCATCCACTGACGGGCTTCCCACCAGAGCATCTGGTGCCCATCGTCAGGATGCGCCATACCGCTATACTGCTGCAAGAGGTTGTTCGCCCAGACTATGAGCGTGTCGGCGCTATCTTGGCGCTTTTTGCCAGGCTCTCGTAAGGTGACGAACTGCATAGTAACGTGGTTCCCAAACGACTGAAGTCCATGCTCCATAAGCCAGCGTAGATGATGCCTAGTGCGTTCTTGCGGGTCGGCAAGGAGGCAATCAGCACAGCGTGGGGGACCTGAGGATGAGTGGCCAGTTTGAGGGTGGCGTTGATCGTCTAGCGGGTCGCCAGTGCGGTCTCTAAGCGGAGCGGCCATGATATTTCCTTTCGTATTCGTAAGCGCGTTGCAGCCACGTGCGGACAAAACGTTTCCAGCCGCGTGGCTGCGGACGTTTGCGCGGGTGTTCGATGAGATACGCCTCGATCTTACCAAACTCTTTATCCAGAACCTGCATATTGATACCACCGACGGCATGACTGGTTGCGTTCCACCAGTTGTCATCGTCCAGATACTCAAGAGGTAGTCCAAAACTGAGGATCAAGTCACGTAGTCCAGGCCAGGTTTCATCACTAAGAGAAGAGGCCTTTGCCCTCGGTGTCACCCCTGACACCTCAGATGTCACCCCTGACACCGTAAACGTCACCGTGTAGATGTTGGGTTTCCCGGGGCGGCCATCGGCGGTAGTGAAGATCTCGCCTTTTTTTTCGAGCACGCGGAGCAGGCGTTGTACCTGGCGAGAACTCAGTCTAGATTTACGGGAGAGCGATGCGACAGAACAACGGGCTATCCCATCAGCATCAGCGTCATCAGCAATGGCAAGCAAGAGCAGTAGTTCACTATTTCTACAACGAGAGTGTTCCCAGATAGCAGCATAGGGAGAAGCTGGCATGACGTGTTCCCTTCACGTTTCCCTGATGATAGAGGCGCGGCAGCTGGCGGGAAATTCCAGCGTTCGGTGATCAACCTAGCCGCGCCTTGGTAACGCAAGAGCCTCTACTCTACCACCCTAGTCCCCTTGTGTCTAGGACTTTGTTGTTCTTGTCCCCTTTCTAAAACGGCGGTTCTAACCCAAGCGCCCGTTCGTAGGCCACAAAGTCTTCCGTCACAATGCCCTTATGGCGTGCCAGAAACCATTCGGCATAGGCAATCACGATACTCAGGCGGCAGGCGTGTTCGACCAGACTCATTGGTGCTGCCATAGGTGTCCCCTTTTTAGAGCGGTGGATCGAGCCCCAGGGCCCGTTCATACTCCAGCAAGTTGAGGCCGACATCACTATCCGCTGCATAGACACTGAACAGCCCTTTACTCCCGTGCGCCCAGCACCACTCGGCATACGCCACGGCAATAGCGTAGCGGCATTCTTCTTCGATGTGGCTCATGATCGTGGCCCTCTCTTAGCATGGGAGATCGAGCCCCATGGCCCGCTCGTAGTCCACGAGGTGAAATCCGAGTATCTCGTCGTAGGCCTGCGCGCTAAAAAACCCGTCGCTGTCTGGGCCCCAGAGCCATGCGGCGTAGGCCACGCCGATACTCAAGCGGCATTCTGCTTCGACGGCACTTATTGGTGTTGCCACGCACTTCTCCTTTCTGTATACTAGGCGCTCTCCTCAGATTGAAGCTGAACTGCGTTTAGAGTGGATTATCCCCCTGAGGTAACGCGCAGGGGGATGATTCCACAGAGGTTTCCTTGCCTCACGCCGGCGTAGTGGCCAGCACTTCTTCAAACGCAATCTGCTCATTGAGACACGGGATTTTGACCCCTAACATCTCTTCAGCCTGGCGAATACGGACACATATCGCCATGTAGTCCCGCTCAATCGCCTCCAGGTTGGGCCTGGGCAGTGCCAGGCGCTTCGTGAGTCGTTCCAACTTGCCCAGATACTCCTTCGCCAGTTCGTCCGCGAGCATCAGGCGATTTGCCTCACTTTGATCCAGGGTAAGGGTCGAAAGAGTCACACTGCCGCTACTCACAAGTGTGCCCAGGGTGGCGACCTCTTCCAGGGCCGGGGCGTTGCCAAGGCAGAGCCACACGCCTTTCCACAATTTATCCACAGACCCTTCGAGGAGGTCTTCCGCGATATTGCGCAGGTCGTGATCAAAGAGACAGTTGGTGCCTAAGTCTTTGAGCTTCCAGGGTTCCAGGTCTTCATACAAGGCGCGAAACTCTGGCAGCGGGTAGTGGCCAGTCCGCTGTGGTGCGTCGCCTTCATCGCCACTGAGCGTGCACACCGTCTCGCTATACTGCACACCGTCAGGCTTGCGGACTTGCACGTTAATGTTGAGCATCAAGCCCTTCTGTTCGGTAGGCGCCGCGGCAATAGCGCGGTAGACGGTGCCATCGTCGCCTTTCCAGCTACTCCAGTCTCTCAGGACATACGCGATTGCTACTCGCATGGCATCGGGGGTGCCCCGTTCCTTGGGCAGCAGTGCCTCTTTTTCAAGGCAGCGCAGCCAGTTGGAGACGCGGTCACGATCGGCGAGTGTGACCTTTGGGACGGCTATTTTGATGAGTCGTGGATGCATGAATGGCTCCTTTACTCGTGATGTGGCAGTTCGTGGCTGATATCGTCGTAGAGATGGCCCTGTAGGCGTGCTAAGGTCTCGAAGATGACGTTAAATGTTTCTTGCTGGTCGACGCCTGTTGTATGCCTTGCAGCGGAGACGAGAACAATCAGTGTATCAACGGTACGGTGTATCTCTGTTTTCGACAGCGGTGTAGCCATGGGAATCTTTCCTCGTTGTTCTGTATGCCCCACAGCCACTAGCGTTGCGCATACGCGGTTGCCAGCTACTAGTAACTGCGGGGACTCTGGTTAGAGTGCGACGGCTTCGAGACTCGTCAGCTGCGCCTGTATCCAGGCGAGTGCATTGCTTCTGTCCCTGATGTGATCGTGTTGCGGATGCGCTCCGGTGATGACGTGTCTCCAGTCATATTCTTGCGAACACCACGCAATATGCTCTTGCAATGCTCCCCGACTGGGCACGTAGCCATACCCTAGGTCTGGCGGCGTCGGCAGACAATCCTGGAGACGAAAGACCAGGCGACGGAGATAGGCTCTGTCGGTGGTGATGATGGCTTCCTGGAGACTCCAGGGCGCCTCGTGGGCCTTCAGAACAGTGACGGACGAGAACTCCGTGGTGGGGCTCACACCCGTCAGCACACAGTACTCCAGCGAGACAAGACAGGTTCGCCGTCCCGAGTCTTCCAGGAGCCAGGCGAGCGCGAGTGTTGCCGCCATAGTCCAGTAGATCGTGGTGTGCGGCGTGGTACTGGCATAGGCGACGGGAAGGATAATGGTGGTGAGAGCGGTCGGATCATCGTGGAGAAGCTTCCGCGTGGTCACCCAGGCATGGGCGAGATCGCCGCGGAGCATCCTATCAGTGTCCGGATGGTCTCCGACTTCCGCGCGGACACGCCGGCGTTTGACGCTGCGCGGCGGTGGTAGGCGGGCGGTAAGCTCTTTGGCCATCGCTTCAATATCATTGATCGCTCCACTAAACGGCAGCATAGCGCGGCAGTCCGCCACCATCGAGGCCAGGGGACGGCCGTAGAAGGTATTGTTATTTGTGCTGGTCGAGCCACTGGCGCCCTGGTGGAGATAGACGCCAGTACTCGAGTCTCGCGGCGTGGCTTCCACCGCGTCTATCATGGCGCCTAGACTTGCGTAGTAGAAGGTGAGCATGGGGGCTCCTTGTGGTAGTGACGCCACCGAGCGGCGTAACTGGTGCGTTTACAAGAGAGACAGGTGACGTCAGCGATCGTTCGCCCGTGTGGCTTGTTCTTGAGTAATCGACCACAGGCGGTGTAGTACAGGGCCACGACGCCTCCAAAGGACACTTGCAAATACTCAACGCGCATGTGTACTTTCGGCATGGGGGGGGGGCTCCTTATGGGGAAGACGTGGCTCCCCCACTCGTGTCATTCCAACGTGACACGCATGCGGTCACGGTCTCGCACCGCACCAACTTGCTCACAGTGCGTGTCTTCCCAATCTTCAAAATAGTTGTACCAACTTTCCTCTAAGCTCAGTTGTTGCTGTAACTTGCAGGCGTCCGCAATGTTGCGAGTTGAGACATCCCGCGTCCATCCTTGCTGGGCGCGGCATCTGGCGCGTAGACGCTGCCCAAACGTGACAGTAGCCTTGTCGTAGGCGCTTATTTCCATCGCCTCATCGTAATCCACTGTCAGGCGGCCCATCGCAAAACGATCGAGGGTCGCCCCGTCCAACTGGTTGCGGCCAACATAGACGCGGTCAGCCCCGTGTCCTTTGGTGTTGGCAGCGGCGAGACACACAAAATCCTGGTGTCTGACCAGCGGTGCGGCATGCTCGCCCCTGAGCGGAATCTCCCAGTGGCTATTACTGAGTGCCGCGTTGAGAATCATCAACATATTGGGATCCGCCGCGTCGAGTTCATCCAGCAATACGACACCGCCTTCTTCGTAGGCCCGCACAAAAGACGAACGATTATATTCAAAGAGCAACCCCGCTTTGGACGGATGCAACCAGCCCTGCAGGACGCCTTCGCTCACTCCCGCTGAGAGCGAAATGGTGTACAGGGGCAGCGCTAACGCCTGTGCCAGCAACTCGCCCGTCACCGTTTTCCCGCAGCCCCGTGGCCCCACAAGCAACGTGTGGACCCGGCATAGGGCTTGTTTGTAGACGCGGGGGAACCAGCGGGGCATCGGGAGATCGGTAGGCGTGACACGTATCTGTTTCTCGTCAATAGAACGCGTGACGATGGTGTAGCGGTGCTTGGCGCGTTCGTCCGCCAATGCCTGGTGAATGAGCGCCTGGACGCGATCTTCGTCCAACGCCGTGGCGCCAGGCTTGAGCCGATCTTGCAGGCCCCGCGCCAGAAGGTCAAAGAGATCGTCTTGCGGAGGGGTAGGGGAAAGGCTTGGAGGTGTGACGAGACGATGCCCGGGACAATGGTGATGACACTTGCCGCATTCTGGACAGTAGGCGACTTCTAAACATAGGCCGTTGTTACAGGTGAGTTTGATAGGTGTGCCCGGCTCCGGTATATGCTCCTTTTCCAGCTTTCCGTCTTGCCACGGTGCTCCATGCGGCGAGGCCAGGAACTTTTGCCAGAAGCCTGGCAAAATACGCCGGGTGGTAAATTTCCCTTCATCGATAAAGGCTTGCAAGGCCACTTCCACCAGGGCGCTGGTGGCGAGCAGCGCGTCAATCTGCGGATCGGGACTTGAAAGTCGTGGCATACTCTTGTATCCTTTAGGTCTACGGGTTCCTCGCCCGTTGTTCGAGCTGGTCGCCCTGCAGGAGGGCTTGTGGCAACCCTGCAGGGCGACGTCCACGTTTATCCTTCTTCGTAATACGCATCAAACCACGGGCCCGCCTCCTGTGTAAGCTGGACGAGCGTCGGTCGCGTGGCGGTACTACTTAAGGTCTCAGGGTCACGACAATACTGCTGGGCTTCGCGGAGTGTGAGGCCGGTCAGCAGCGTCAGTCGCTTGCCGCTGTTGGCAAAGAGGCGGACGATCTTATACGTGGTCATGGGGGTTCCCTTTCAGGTCAGGAGTGGTAACTGTTTGGGATCAATGACGGGCTGCCCGTCATACCACTCGTCGTAGGCATCCATGGCCTGACCTTGTGTGCAGGGTGTCTGGCATGTCAGGCAGGTGATGGGGTCGTCGTACTGGTCAGGGTCATCAGGGAGAGCGCCAGTGTAGGTCGGCTCAAAGATGACAGAGCCGTCTGGCATCACGTCAACGCTACAGATAACGTCAATCACTACGGCGCCTTCGAGGCGAAACGTGGTGCCGTCGCACTCGGGCTCTGGACAACGAAACATGGGGGGTTCCTTGCTTGGGAGAGCTACGCCAGCCGTGGAAGCCACGACTCCCGTTTTATCGGGCTGCCCTGGTGCTCGTCCCAAGGCACGCACGCTTACTCGCTAGTGAAGGTAATGCCTAACTGATCGCGTAAGCCCTTGAGCATCGCGGGCAGCCGCTCGAGAATTTCCTGATCGGTGTGGGCCCGCATGGTGACCATGAACTCGCATTGCCCCTTCTTAAACTTGAGGTTGAGGGACGCCGGGGCTTCCGGTAGGGGTGCCAGTTTGGACGTCAGCACAGGTGGTAGTTCATACTGCGCGGGTGGGGCAAGCGGAGCGTCCAGGGCGCACGCCTCGCATCCTTCTTCACAGCCGTTGTCTGTCGAGCGGTGCTCTGGTGGGTCCCCCTGGTCCAGGATGACTTGTGGGTACACGACAGGGGGGACCTCAGGGCCAAAGATGGCGTCTTCCCGCCGCTGCTGTGCTTCCTCAAGGGTGCCCACGTGCTCAGTGGCGGTGCAGGTCTCGCATAGACTGTCGTCTTGTACGGTGGTGCAGGTGTGGTCATAACACGCCTCGAGGGCGTCGTGGCCGCATTCGTAGGTATGCGTGTGCGGGAGTTTCAGGCCTTCCATGCGGGCCTCCAGAATGTGCAGGTCTTTGTTGGCACTGCGCCTGAGCCACACGGCTAAGCGGTGTTTGCAGTGGCCTTGCGGGGCTTTGCCGCCATTTTTTACGTCCGCATCGGGACAGTTACAGGTGGTGTCGACGGTCCAGACTTTCGCCATATCTTTGCCCGTACTCCAGACATCCCACACGCCCGGGCTGACTTCCTGCATCATGCCAGCGGCGTTGGCGATGAGATGCGCCCGTGCCATGCGGGCGCGGTAGGCGTTGGCTTCCTGGGGGCCTAACTGGTTGGTGGCAACACGATCGTCCAGGCGGGCGAGAAACTCTCCGGCATGGTCGTCAACGAACTGGATGCGGACTTGCGTTACGGTTTTCATGCGACTATACTCCTGGAAGAAGTCATGGGGGCTTCTGTTGTAGATGGGCCAGTCTCCTTGCGGTGGGGGCTGGCCCGTTGTGCGTTTTTAGGGCATCACGGCCGCTACGCCAATGGCGCACAGCACACCGAACACGAGCAACCGCACGGGGTGGCTGCACACCCACGCGAGCAGTGAGACACAGGCACCTAGCGCCATAACCGCGACGCCAATACCGACGATGGTCATCAGTACACCAGGAAAAAACGCCGCTAGCAGCAGAATCGGGGTCATGGGTTCCTCCACAGACACGGGGTTTCCGAACCGTTTTTTTGGCACCTGTCAAACATTTGACACTGTGAACTAGTATACAGGATCATAGTATCCCAGAATCACGTGGATGGAAAGGGAGAGAGGGGGCTCTCTCCCTTGTTCGGGTTAGTACAGGCCGTGCGCTCTGGCGTGTTGTAGCCATTTCCAGGCTTTGCTAATCACGTCGGCGTGGCAATCTTTGGGAGCGCAGTGGCACAGCAAAACGGTATCGGCGGTCACCTTGTCCAGTTCTGCCAGGACAGCAGCATTCCTGGTGCACAGTTGCTTCCACAACCAGTGGCGATACTGCCGGATGGCGGTCTGCCTGCCGGCTTCGCCTCCTATGGGCCGAAAGGGATTGCCCAGAGGCGAGCCGTTATTTCTGCCGACATACAACGTGGTGTCATACGCAGAGCGGTTACGGTAGTGCTTGACTTGCGGTCGATCATCGCGTCTGGTGTAGTCGAGGTGCATGGTGGTCCAGGCGGGAAGGTTGGTGCCAGTGCGGGTTTCGAGTATCGGCATGGGGGGGCTCCTTAGTAGAGAATATCACCGTGGTCATTCATGAGATCGCGGCCACTATAGCCACAGCCTTCGTGCAGGCGTTCCGGGGCTATCCCTGTGAGAGGGATCGTCTGTGACGTGTAGGCGGCGAGCAGTGCTTCGGCGCTGTCTTCGTCTTCAGCATCGATCACATAGGTATCAGCAAAGAGAAAGTATTCACGGATGCGGTACGTGGGCATGGGGGCTTCCTTTCAGGGCTTTACGTGTTATCGTCGTTGTGGTGGTAAAACTCCAGGGTCACTGCATCCTGTTCTGGTCTACACTCGTCACAGTCACACGGCTCCTGCATACCATCGTCCCACCAGTCGACAGGCGTCTGGTCAGCACAGGCGGTGTCAAACGCGTCGCTCCAATCAGTGACGTTCGTCATACGGGGTCTCCTGTTTCGCGGTTACGCTTGTTCAAGTAGGGCCAATTTCCCTACGACAGGATAAGGAGAGCTTGCGCGCGTGCGGCAACGGTTCGGTGGTCCTACTCACGTCACGTCTGTCTCTATAGTTCCAAACGTCCTCAGTGATCGACCGGTAAACACGCCCTTCGCTCTCCCCTCGCCCAGATCTCTCACGAGACGACACACTGCCTCTGGTGAGGCCTGCCGTGTCCTACACTGGGCGTGTCCCTGGTCGGGTCAGTATTGACCTATAAGGTCTAAGGCTCTCTCCAGGTATCAGGACCACTGGAGATTTTCACGTCTTCGCACGCTCCGACTCTGAAGCCGGCTGCTCTTGCATACCTGACTATGGGCTTACTCAAGGAGTTGAGAGAGTTCCTCGATGCCACGTCCAAGAGGCGTGTACCTCACACGGATGTGTTCCGCCTTTGCCTGGGCTATGTGTAACAATATCCAATACCCCTTAATATACGTTCGCCTAGCTCTATCGTCAATCCAGTTTACAGGCAGGTAGCAAGTACAAGTTGTTGATAAGATAGTGGTTATATGATTATAAACTATTATGTAACAGGTCATCCTAGTAGGAAAGATAATGTACTAGAAAAGGTTACATTAGGCCAACTTAGACATGTAGCCGTATGTACATGCCTGTCCCTTTATGCAACCGCATGTACATGCATGCGTAGGGCTATTAAGGCTGGAGTCATTGACAGTTTCGCGCCCACCAGCATCCATAGTACGAAGAGATAGAGAGTAGAGAGAAAAACCCCTCGGATCTGCGGAGAGGTTTTGTTGCGAGCTTTGGAGGGCTAAAGCCCCCCAACTCCTCGCAACCCGCTCCGCGGTTCGGATCTGCTGGTGCGGCTCTTTCGACCAGGAATGATCGTTTTTGCGTCGCTCCACGGGTTTTCTTCGTGGCGGATGGCCCGTGGTGCGCGCCAACGAGCGCGTCTCAGATCTTCGCCTCGCCACGTCTGAAGCGCGACAACGCCTAAACCACCGCGACTGTGCGTGTCGTCCCTCTGCCGGCTCCGCGCTACGACTTTGTCGCGCGCTCCAGTTCGGAATGAACGACGTTCGCGGACGAACGCGTTCCGTCGCGATGGTGCCGCGACGGTAAAGAAAGAGTGTTTTTTTACCTTACGGAGCGTTAGCGACATTAGGGGGGTCTGGGGGGATCAGTCCCCCCACCCTTCTTTTTCTTCGGGTGTCTTTGTTTCACCCACCCAGTCGAGGACAAAAAAAGTCTTTGGATCTTACTGTAAGACTTGGGAAAGGGGACAAATTCACTCTTCTCTCGGCTGTTCAGCTGTTTTTTAGGTCTTAATGTTCCATTTGTTGGTGTGGGGCCGCAAAACTGGGAAAATGCGAGGAAAGCGAGGAAAATGGCCTACCAGCAATAAGCTGGTCCCTTCCCTAAGATAAAAGATCATAGAAGAGGCTCTCTGACACCCGCTATTTTACTGCTTGACATCAGGGGTTACATTGCATAGTCTGCGCAATGGTCTATTGCATCAGCTATGCAATGTGTGTATATTGCATGCAAGGGTTATGCCACAAGAAAGGCGGTTGGACATGCCCTCCAGGCGGAAGCTACGCGAGCATGAGTTGTTTGTCCAGGTGTTCAAGGCAGTGATGGAGCAACTCGGGGGGAATGTAGGGCTGACGGCATCCGACTGGCGCGTCATGGCGGTGTGCATGGGTGGGATGATTTACGGAGGTTTTATACAGTATAGTCAAAAGCAGCTTGCCGCGAAGGCATACATCTCCGAAGCGCAACTCTCGCGCAATCTTGGGCATCTCCTCATTGCTGGCGTGTTGGTACGGGAGCATGCCCCGAAAGGAAACCAGTGGCGGTATCGCTTCAACGCAAACCTCGCACACATGGGCGACACGGCGGATCTCATGTGGAAACGGACCATGGATCAGGGATTGATGATCTGACACGCCAGGGCAAACGTCTGCTCGCGGAGGAGGGCACGATCTGTGTCTTTCAGCGGGCGATGACAGAGTTAGGCGGCGCGCTGTGGATGACGCCGCCGTCCTGGCGCCTGTTCTGGGCACTCGCAGGGACGATGGAGCCGGCGAACTATGTGTACTACTCGATGGCGGAGGGGGCACGGCGGACGGGGATGTCGTATGGCGTGACGCGGCGGGCCTGGCAGCTGTTGCTGAGTCATGACCTGGTGCGGCTGGAGTATGATGCTGGGGGAGTGCCGCTCAGGTGGAGGCTCTCGCCCCACCTGTGCTGGCGCGGGCGGCCGTGGAAGGCGCGGATTGCGCAAAAGAACTGGGATGCGGAAGCTGAGCTTGCACACCTCGCCCAGACGTGGGATAATGGGCCACAGACGCAGGGCTGAGGGACGGCGGGGGAGGCACGGGCAAGCAGGGGGTCGCAGAAATAGAGACGCAAACGCCCCCTAGCCCCACCACCCCCAGGTCCCCATCACCCCATAGTCCTTTTTAAATTATTACCCAGTCACCTACAGGGTATCTCCTATGCCCTTGATCCATAGAGCGTTCCTCCCCTTGCTGGTTTGTATCGCCCTTGTCACCCTGGAGGGCATTTGCGTGTCGAAGGCCCCTGGCGGTGTGTTTCTGGTGCCTGCGCAGTTGTGTCCGTCCTGTGGCTATGTGTTAGATGCAGCGCGGGAGGTGGTACTGCCTGGCGAGGGTTCGCAGGGTCCTCCCCGCCCTGGGGACGAATCGGTGTGTTGGTACTGTGGCGAGGTGTTAGTCACAGATGCGCATGGCCGGCTTCGGCTGCAAGCGCCGCGTGAGGTATCGGCGGCGGCGTTAGAAGCACAGGCGTGGAAGCGAGGGGAGTAAGGCCCATGCCGGTATCCTATGCCCAGCAGCGTTCGCAGTCGCACGCCTCCCCGCCTCCGGCCATACCGTCCGATCCGTTTGGGTCGGCCCTTCTCACCCTGTTAGACGACGCCCAGGATATAGCGTCAGAGCGGGTATGGCAGGAGATTCCGCGCCTGATTGCTCGCCAATGGGGGTCCTTTACCCAGTACCAGTCGCCCTTATCGACGATGGGGATGATTAGCCGGGCGGCGGAGACGGTCCTGAAAATCAGACTGGCGTCTCGCCGTGGTGGTGGGGAAGAGGAAGCGCGGCGGTTAGAGGAGTTTCAGGGGCTCATGGCGGAGATTTGGGTCGGGGGCAGTGACGCGCAGGAGGGGACGGATGGACAGGACTGACGTCTTAAACGCGCAGTATGAGGCGTGCGCGAAAGGCGCTGAAGCGGTGGCGGGCGCCTGGGTGGGGGCTGGGGTGTTGGTGGCCTGGCTCATGGAGCAGGGCATGACCAGGGACGAGGCCGAGGCGCGGCTCGCGGCGCTACCGGTGGAGACGCATGATGGCTGACGTCAACGGTCCCCTGGCGATGCAACCCTGGACGTGTCCGCACTGCAAGGCGGTGTGGCACAGTGGAAGACAGTACTGTGTCGACTGTGGATACGGTGTCCCCGTGCAGCCGCAAAGCCAGCCGTGGCCGGTGGAGCTCACGGCGCCGGAGCTGGAGGGTGGTGGGCACGTCAGGCAGGCTGAGCCGGCGCACCAGGCAGCGACATTGCGCCGCTCGCTCGAAGCCGAATCGGCCCTGCAGGCGGAAGTACAGGTGCTGCGGGAGCGGGTGGGGCAACTCACCAGCCGTCTTGAAGACCAGCGCCAGACGTTTGTGACTGGCGTGCAGCAGATGATGCAGCCGCTGGCGGAGTACTATCGCCAGAATCATCTCGAGGTGCCGTTTGCGGAGATGATTCCGCAGGCACTCAGCACACTGGCAACGCTGTCGCAAACGGTAGCGCAGGTGCAGGCTGAGGCGCAGACGCTGCGGCGTCCGGTGGAAGGCCGCCGGGTGGCACCAGAAACACGGCAGGTGCAAGCGCTCGAGCGCCTGGTCGCCAGAGTGGCCGACACGCTGCTGACGTTTGACACCCGGCTCTCCAGGCTCGAAGACGCGGGGCAGGCAGGCCAGGACGAACCTCAGCCCGAATTCTTGGGCACGTTTGTGCTGAGTGACCAGCGCAGTGCGGAGATTGAGCGGGCGGTGCTCGACGCCCAGACGCGGGGGACGCGTTATGGCAGTTAAAACCATGACCGATATCCTGAGCTGGCAGCCGCAAGACGTGTGGACGGCGCATCTGCGCTGGCGTCTGCGCTATGGGACCATGACCGACGAGGAATGGCGCCATGCGCTGGTGGTGGCATGTGACGCACTGGACATCGCCACGGCGGCGCTGCGGGCGCAGGAGCAGGCGGTGCTGACCGCGCTCAATGCGCAGGCCTTTCCTGGAGTAGCGTATCATGAGTACGACCGGGTCTCCTGTAGCTAACCTTCCCTCCTCCGTACGTTCCTAAGCCATGCCGCTGCCTCGCTGGCGACTCCGCGACCCTTTCCCCTGGGAACCAGTGTTTTCTTTCTGGTGCATTGCCCGTGACCACGAGGCGTTTGACGTGTGGCGCCAGGCGGTGCGCGCCAATCCCGACTATCAGTATGTAGAGCAGGCCGAGCAGATTGCCAGGCTTACCTATGGCCATGTGCACGTGCTCAGTTGGCCAACCGAGGCACGACTGGCGGCGCAGCTGCACGCCGCCGTGGCGGGACTCCCGGAAACCATGGTGAGTTATGCCGCTCCCTAGCCAGGTCTACCGCCGCCTCATGGAACGTCTCCCGGTCCGGACGCCCCGGCGCGCGATTGTGCCGATGCGGTTTAACCAGGCGCAAGACTATATCCACCGCTCGATTGCGCCGGACCTCGACGCCGGCCGCCCGATTCGCCGCATTGTCCTCAAAGCGCGCCGGTTGGGGATGTCCTCCTGGATTGAGAACTTTCTCACCTGCCTCTGTGTCATGCAGGATTATTCGCAGGTCATGGTCGTCGCGCATGAGGCCAAGCCGACCGAGCGTATCTGGGATATGTCCAAACGCTTTGTAGAAGCCTCGCCGCTCAAGGCTATTGGCACTATTACCGGGCACAAGATTCAGTTTCGCCATTCGACGATGGAACTGGCGACGGCCGGAAGCCCCAATGCCACACGCGGCAGCGATCTGACCGCCTGCCATCTCTCCGAAGTCGCGTTCTGGAAAGATCCGTTGGCCATGCTGGCCATTCTCCAGTGTTTGCCACGGGAAGAAGATGTCTTTAGCGCGGCGTTTATTGAGTCCACGGCCAACGGCATGGTCGATGACGGGGCACTGTTTTACGAAGAATGGCTCAAGGCAGTCAAGGGCGAGGGGTCCTTTGTGCCGATCTTCCTGCCGTGGCATACCTTTCCGCAGTATACGTCTTTGAATAACAAGCCGCTCGACGATATGGAGAGTGATGAGGCGCAGCTCAAAAAAGACCTGGGACTCACCTGGGGACAGTTACGCTGGCGGCGGCGTGTCATTGTGGACGAGTGTCAGGACGATCCCGAGAAATTTAACCAGGAGTACCCGGCGACCCCCGAGATGGCGTTCATTATGTCAGGAACGCCCTATTTCTCCGCCAGGGACCTGCTGTGGCTGGAGCCCTGGGTTGAACGGGGGCGCCGTGGCAAACTTCTTGAAGTACGAGAACACGTGCGTTTTCAAGACGATACAGAGGGAAGATTTGTGATCTTCAAACCTCCCTCTCCTGGGCACGAGTATGTAATTGGGGCTGATAGCGCCATGGGGCATGATGATGCATCCCATTCACGGAGTGCCGCAGAAGTGGTGGACATGGATACGCTCGAGCAAGTGGCCGAGTACGAAGCGCCAGCACCGCCGCATACGTTTGCCAGAGACCTGGCCATGCTGGGTCGGGCGTATAATGAGGCCCTCCTCTTTCCAGAAGTCCAGAGTAGTGGCGGGGGCGGCGGCCGCGAACTCATTGTCTACCTCCGTGACTCCTATAACTACCCGTCTATTGGCGGCTGGAAAGGCGCTAACGATAGAATACGGGCGTATAATCCAGTCCTATATGGGTGGGAAACCAATTCCAGGACCAAACCCCAGATGATTGCCAGGATGCGGGAAGTGATCGATGAGCGCTCCGCCCTGATTCATTCACGGGCCCTCCTCACGCAGCTCCGGACGTTTGGCGAGAAGGACAGTGGGGCGATTGAAGCGTTAAGCGGGCATGACGATTTGCTCATGGCCTGGGGCATTGCGCTGATGGGCCGGTTTCAGAACCATATCCCGCAGACGTCGCACGCGCAGATAGCCCTGCAGTTCCCCTTTGATGCTTTACACTTACAGCATCAGGAAGAGATTCATGACCGGGATGCGGCGATGCTTTCACGTGTTATGGGTGCAACCCTGGGAGAAACACTGGACGGCATGCAACAACCTGCAACGTTTCTGGAGTGGTGAAATGATGTTTCGTGAGATTGAGACGCACAAAGTGGAGCATCCCAATGTCCCTCCCCAGAAAGTTCCGTCCCTCAATGACCAGCTCCGCATTCGGGTGATGGATGAGCCGGGCTACGGCGGCGCCTGTCACCACTACCGGATTGAGTATCTGGACCGCTGGACCTGGGACACGCACTTCCAGGAGGGGCCGGTGCAGGAGGTGGGGGTCAATGGGGTGAGTAATGAGGCGCTGCTGGCGATTGTGCGCGACCGGCTGGAAGGCTTTCAGTCCGGGGCCTATGCCTGCAAAGAGAATCATGACGCGCTCACGTATGTGATTATGGCCCAGCAGATGCTGCGCAAGCGCACGGAAGACCGTCTGGGGCGCGGGGTCGAAGGTACCCAGGCGCTCTGACCTCCTGACGCAAGGACAATGCATGCTGACCACCACCGAAAAACGGGCCGTTCTCGAAACCGCCAACTGGTGGCGGACCTCCTCCTGGGGACACAGGAATAAAGGGCTGTGACCAGGCGGTGTGACCGCGCAGTTGCGTGGAGCCGTCTTTAGCACCAATGCCCTGGGGTATATGTTTCCTATCGAGGCGAGTTGTCAGATCGCCGCCGTGGCCATGGACGATGTGGCGGCAGCGTGTAGCCTCAGCGTTGAAGCGTTCCTACGGGCCATGGAAGACGAAGGGCCGGCAGTCTTGGCGCGTTTGTTGTAGAATACCGCATCCGTATGCTACTATCCTAGCGCTGGACACCGGCTCTCTCAGTCGCACGCCTGAGATGTACGCCCTCCACTGGGATATCGGCTCCTGCCCTGTGATCCACACCATGCGGTGGTCGAGCCCTCCCTCCCTACTTCTTGGGGAGGTTTCACCCTATGACGATCGTCTGTCCATCCTGCATCGAGCATTCCCGCGGCCGTCACCAGATGGTGTTCCGTAAAGAGTTTGAAACGGGGAATTCCTTCGAGTGCCCAACCTGCGGCACGCTGCGCTTTGTCACCAAGAGCAAAACCGGCGGGACCATGGGCGCTGGTGCACGAGATGATGGCCGCGCTAACGCCGTGGGCGGTGGGTACGGCAACGGTACGGGAACGTACCGTACCGTCGTACGCTAAGATCGTTTCAATCCCTTCCAGGGTACCGTAGCCACGCCCAGAAGGAGCATAGCATCCTTTGTAAAGATGGCACAATGCTATAATGTTATAGGTTGCAAACATCATGCCAAAATACAATGCGCCTAAATATGATCCGCCAGAGGACGAACCAGCGGACAGCGAGACGGACGAGGATATCCTTGAGGATGTGGTCACCTCGTCAGCGGAAAGTCAGCCCCTGATTGTCGACCGACAGCCCCCGCCGCCCTTTGATCCGCAAGCCCAACTTGCCCAGCTCCTCCAGCTCATGCATACCTACCGCGATGCCGGGATGATTCAGCAGCGCGCCGATGGCTCCTTCATGTTGCCAGGACAAAAGGATGCTGCGTGGGAAGCCCGGTTACTTGTGGGCTCAGCCTGCGCCTGCCCCTCCTGTACGCCACATAATCAGCGCCACTGGCTCTGTATGGTGTGCGGCACCTCGCATGAGTGGGTGCTCGTGACGGATCGCCCGCGCACGATGCAGACCCGACTCGGACAGGGCGGCGTGGCCGGTTATGTGCATTTAGTCGATAGTAACGAATGCGCCCTCGAATATCGCCGACGCATGGGCCTTGGCGAGGGTGTCGCGATGGTGCCAGGACAGGAGCGGCCGATTCCTGTGGCCGGTGGCGACGATGATCCCTACGGTTTCTTTCAAACGCGGTGACATGCATGCACATGCATAGAAAAAATGACTCGTACTGTTTTTTCTCTGTAGGCTCATAGAATATGAGTTATCTCAATGCATGCGCATGTGTGTATGTAAATCTTTTGCATGCAAGAGTTTCATGCGAGTGTTTATGCATGGATCTTTTGCATGCATGCGTTTGCTGTACATGAATGACTGTGTTGAATATGTACCCTCTTTAAGTTGTTCAGGGGTGGGTGTTCATGGCCGACAATGACTGGATCAGTGCACTCACGCGACTCACAAGTCGAGGACTGCCTGAGGATACCGCGTTGTATGCTGGGAGCCCCTTTAGCGGCCCATTCTCGCGCACGGAGCGGGCCGAGCAGGGTGGTGTTGAGGCGTTACCGCTCGGGGATCCCGCTGATCCGATCAGTCAGATTGCCATGATTCTGGCGCCGTTCCTTAGCCAGTACCGCGGTATCCAGGCGCCAGTACAGGAACTAGGGATGCCGGCTCGCCGCACGCTGCCAACGCCTGGCCTGCCGGCGCTGACAGAGACTGCCGGACGGAGCACCGACGCAGCGGTAGCACGCATGCGGGCACTCCAGGAAGGTGGCCTTCCAGGTACGCGTCTCACAACACCCAGGCCAAGAGAGCAACTGTACCGCGCTGATGCGCCGATAGGCCAAGAACCGTTCGAGTTCAACGTTGACGATGACGTCCGGCAGACTATGATGCCCTCGGAGTATCGTAGCGGCCTCATAGACATGCCACCTAATATGCCCGATACCAGCAGCACCGGACTCCTCCACAGCGGGATTCGTGAACGCCTGGCGCATTTACGCAGCCAGGGCATAGACACCAGTGGCTTTGAGCACATCTACGGCGATATCCAACATGCAGCGGCAACAATGGAGAATTATGGCGAGGCTCAGGAGCTGACTGAATTGCATCGTCAATTGAGTAGGGCTATGGCGAGCTCGTATCGCAGTGGTGCCGCCGAACAGGCTTTGAGAACGAGATCGATCCCGCCTCCTGCGGCGTCAGAGGAGCTTGATGACCAATTCTGGGGCTTGTCGCAGGAGATCAATCGTGATCTGCAAGAAGCCCAGCATTCCGGTATTGATATTGCTCGCATCTCGAGAGAGCATGGCGATATTTTACAACGCTATATCGAGCGTCCTGCTGGCCAAGATGTTTCGCAAACATGGCTTGATCACTTGCGCGCCCTGAGTGAGCAGCTTGCCCATCTTATGGGCGATATTCCCTTGTAGGAGTTTCTAGTGGCTACTGCTTCTCCCCGCGTTACGGTTAACGGTCGCCATGACTATAACAGTGAAAATGCTCGCGTTGACCGAGCTGTCGGCGAACAGCGGCAAGGGGAAGAGTTACTCAGTCAGTGGGTTAATGGTTTGTATCTAGATGCCCTAAACGCTCGACAAAAGACTTTGCCTACAAACATTTGGAGAGACTGGGAGCGCGGCTACTGGGGAGATTATTGGCCAGATGTGTTACCGTCCTGGAAATCCCCCATCCAGATTAACGAGATGAAGCGGCTCATTCTTACCGAACTCTCCGATCTCACCGATAATTCTCCCACGGTCTATGTCACCTCGAATCCTGTGACCGGTACGCGGGAAGAACAGGTGGAGAAAGCTATTCGCGCTTACTGGCAGCGCTACTTTCTCGATATTACCATCCTGGAAGCCTGTGCTGATGCGGCCATCTGGCCCTGCGGGTTCTTTGAGGTGCCGTGGGACCCGCTGCGTCTTCAGGGCCAGGGCGAAGTCATCGTCCGTGTCCGCCCACCGCAAACGGTCTTCCCAGACCCCTACGCTACGGATGATGAGGATTGGCGCTACTGCATTACACAGGACGTCCTGGACATTAACGAGGTACGTCAACGCTGGCCTGACCAGGGCTGGCGTGTGAAGCCTGATGCTGCCAGGCCTTCAGACCCCATGCCTATGACGATGCCGATGGATCGCCCGTCGGGTGTTGGGCTGCTGACGCCCCTCTATCCCGTCAATGCGCCGGTGCCGACGCACGGCATGGATACGAGAGTCTCCGTCATTACGGCGCGTGTCAAAGACGCCACGCTCGAAGTCATTCCAGAGATGCTGAAAGATCCCGAGGGCGTCGACCGTCTCCGTCGCACCGTGCGCTACAAATACCCGCAGGGCCGCTTTATCCAGGCGACCTCCAATGTCATTCTCTACGATGGGCCGATGCCCTACGGTGACGGCTTTGATGTCATCCGTGTGACGCTGCAACCGACGGTCCACAGGTTCTGGCCAGAGAAATCAATCGTCGGGGAACTCCTTGAGTTACAACGAGCCAGCGATAAACTCGAATCCCTGGTGGTGGAAAATGCCCTGCGTATGCAGAAAGCTTTTTGGATTGCTGATGCTAATTCTGGCATCAATTCTCGCACCTTTGCTGATATCCCTGGCCAGGTCATTTTTAAGCGCGCTGGCTCAGAAGTTCGGGCCGAGCGCCCACCCCCGATGCCAGCCGACCTCATCCAACACGGTGGACGTCTGCGGAGTATCATGCGTGAGCAGCTTGGCCACCAACCTTCTCGCGCTGGCCAACAAGGTCGCGGCAACGTGTCTGCTGAGCTTACCGAAACAGAAATAAGTCAGTCGATGGGTCTCACGCGCTTACGAGCTCGTTATCTCTTTATGGCCGTCCATAAACTCGTCTCCAAGATCGTCGCCCGCATGGGACAGTTCTATACCGTGCCTCGTGTCTTGCCCTTTGCGCAAGGCGAGCAGTGGGAGCCGGTCTTGTGGGAACCGCTGCGTGACTGGAAGCAGTATGCGGCGGTGGTTGATCCAGCAAGTTTTAGTATTAACAGCAAAACGATGGTGAAACGCCTGGCCATGGCCCTGGCCAAGATGGGGAGAATGTCTTCCGATGAAGATTTGCTTGCTATCTTAGAATTTCCTGGTGGAAAGGCGATTGCACAACGGAACCAGAAAGCCCTGGAGTTGCAGGCTGCTGCGAAAGCGAAACAGGGCAGTAGTAGTAGGAGTAGAAAATGAGCTGGCTTATGATTCTTCAACTCGCAACAACGCTGCTTGGGCAGGCGTTGCAAGCATTTGCGGCAGGGCATACGAAGGAAGCAACCGCCACAGTACAGCTGCCACCGGAGCATGCCGCTGTAGTACGTACACTTGCTGAGCAGCATCCAGAAGTCTAAATGTGAAGGCGTAGGCGAAGGAGAGCCGCTATGAGTACCATCTATGAACAGATTCATCGTGTCAAGGTTGAGTATGGTTCAGGATGGGTATCCCGCCGTGAGAGTAGATACTATAATCCTCACCCACCGCCATATCGACCTGGACGCAGCGGTAAGGGTTCGGAAGAAAAACGTAGATTAAAACGCATGCGTCTTCATCTTGTAAGGATACTTAAAGCCTATATAGCAAAGAAGGAATTGTGAATGCCAGACGATACCGGCGTTAGCAATATCAGGGAAGTGCGCGGCAAAGATGGTTCAGTAGCCTATGAAGTCAGTGGTGGGAAGCATGGGGAAGGGGAAGCGTCGTTTTTCATCCCCAAATACTCCCTACATGACTACGAGAGGCAGCACGGAAAGAAAGAGTTTCAGGAGATGTTGAAACGTAGCATAGAGGCGTCTATCGAAAGCCGTAAGCAAGACGCTGAGCACAACAATTAGCTTGACATTAAAATCTCTTATAGGCACCATTAATCTGTGTCCTATTTTTCTCTAGCCCGAGACACCTGAGAGGGGGGATGAAGCAATGTCTAACCAACCAGAGCATACTGTACTGGAGCGTCGTGGCCGGAAGAAAGGTCGCAAAGGGCGTCGGATGTAGCTGGAGCTGCGGGAGCCCGCGGCTTTAGGGGTGAGGCCAGCTATCTTCCCCCAGAATATGGGCTGGCCTCGCCACAAACATAACAAGGAGAACACCGTGGCTGAAGTCGAAATCGTGAGTCCGCTCTATGAAACTGGCGTCCATCACGCAACCGTGCGTTCCCCAATGGCTGGCACTCCCCCTGACCCACTGGGCATTATGGACCCGGTAGGCCATACCGTGCCGCAGATTACGGCTGGTGGTGGGGATGAAGGCCATGGCAATCACTGGAAGCCAGAGTTCCCTGGCGGGGGAAAGAGCTAGCCATGGCCCCAATGCCACCGCCACATATGCTCGCTCAGCTCCTGCAAGGTATGGGCAAGGGCGGTCCTCCTGGCGCTGGTGGCCCTCCAGGAATGGGTGGACCGCCGCCGCCTGACCTGGGAGGCATCCAGAAGATGTCTTCGGCCCCACCAGGCCAGGAAGGGCCGTTATTCAACCAGGCGAAGGATGCGATTGGCACACTGATGCAGAGGTATGCGCTCAGGTCTCCAAAGCTAGCGAAAGAGTTAGCGACAGCGCTTGTACACTTGAAAGCCGCTGAGGAACAGTCGGCGACACTACCGGCTGAACCTGTTGCGGCGCCGCCGCCTGGAATGCCGTCCGGTGGTGGAATGATGGGTGGGGGCGATATTGGCGCACCAGGCATGCCGCAGTTAGGCGGATAGTATGACGATGACCACACGACCAGAGTGGCAGAGCTATGCGAAGAGTGTTGCTGGAGGCTACGTCGCGTGTTCCTGTGGTGATATTCTTCAATCAGTACAGGCAGTCAGGGAACATTGGCAACGAGGGCATGCTGATATTGCTATATCCGAAGAAAACATTCAGGTAGAAAGAAAGCAGTATGGCCGATCTCAACTGGACTGATGTTATTCAAAACCCTCAGGCGTATCCTGACGAGATGTTACTGAGGGATATGGGCGAGTATGGCCAGCGATTGGTCGACCTTCGTAAATCAGTCGTCCCAAGAGACACAGCGGCTCGCTTTGCTCAGCGTGCCGAAGTCCTTGCGGAAGAAAAGAGGGCCCTCGAATATCGGCTCGCCCAGGCCCTTGCCGCTGCCCCTGACCCTGTTGTGTCTGATCCAAACGCTCGCCCTGCCTATCCTATCGATTACAACACTGATCCGCTGCTTGGCCCGCTGCATCAAAATGGCGTCAAAGCACTCGAGATGGCTACGGCCAACGACAAGCGCCTCGATGACATCATGCGCATGCAACAGCAACTTTTGCAGGGCCTGGCGCAGATTCCGCAGGTTATGAGGATCGAACAGTTAAAACAACAGGATCCCAACCTTGATCCCGCCCGTCTGCTGGAGTTCCAACAGCAAAAGCTCCGCCAGCCCGATCTGGCGGATGCGTATCGCCTGATGACCTATGACCGCGCCGTGGCGACTGCCAGAGAAGCTGGCAAAGCTGACGGCCTGGAACAAGCGCAGAAAGACTTGATGATGCATCCGCAGGTGCCCTATGCACCCTACGGGCCTCCGCAGTCGATTCCCTTACCGCAACCGCAGTTTACCACGATAGAGCAAGCGGAAAGTGCGGCCATGAGTGATCCAGAGATTATCGGACTTCTCTACCCGAATACGTGATGCTGCGTATTCGCTTCACGCCTATTGGCTCCTTTCCCCCATAAGGTCTGAGCCAGAGCGGTACTCTGAAAGGAGGCCACTATGGCCGCTGGCGGGATAGGTTCTCAACTCTCTCAGCCACCGATTAGCCTTATCAATACGGCGAACGGAGTCACCCAAAAGTACTTCCAGCCCCAACTGGTCGATGCCGTCTTTAAGCCCTCCCCCTTCTGGTGGCGCCTCACGCGTCTTGGCCGCAAGTTTCAGGGTGGAGCGATCGTCTGGACGCTCATTAACCAGGAAGAATTAACCGGCGGGGCTTTCTGGGGCACGCAACTCCTGTCAACGGACGTGACCGATTCGGCCCAACCAGCTGAACTGCAGTGGCGGGCCTACAACCAGCTCTGCGCCATTCCCATCATTGACGCCATCTTGAACCAGGGCCCTCCTGGCGTCGTCAACCTGGTGCGCATCAAGGAAGAGATTGCCTTCGCGTCCTTGCTGATTAAGCTCAACCGCGCCGCCCAGCGTACCAGTCCCCAGAATACCGCCATCGATATTGACGGGGTCCCTATTGCTCTTGCGGCGTCTGGGACCTACGCCGGCGTGACGATTCAGAACAACGCGACGACCGGTTTTGTCTGGGAGTGTAACGGTGGGGCTGGTCCGCAAACCATGGCCGCACTCAACACCCTGGCGGGCTCTGCCGCAGGTACCGCCCTGTCGCTGGCGGGTATGCAGTATGCCTACGGCGAGTGCAGCTTCGGCAACGAAGAACCGACGCTGGGGATTACCACGCAGGCCGGGTGGAATAGCTACTGGGGACTCCTGGTCAATAACCAGCGTTTTATTGAAGATGAAGAGACGACCAGGGGCGGGTTTCGGAACCTGATGTTTAACCGGATGGTTGTCCTGCATGACCAGTTCGTGCCGAGTGGTGAGATGCAGATGTACACCGAAAAGTACGTGCGGCCCATTTTTCACCCTAATATGCACTTCCGCATGGACCCATACATCCAGCCAAGCAACCAGTATGTGGCCATTACCAGGGTTTACGTGATGTTACAGTTGCAGTTCTTGAGTTTAAGGAATCATGCTCGTATAACCACGATAAGCAATGCGTAGATAGGTATTCAATGCACTCTCGTATGGATGGGTGTATAGATAGTGATTGACTAAAGATAGTATATACGCTATGGTGCTCCTTGTACAGACTATTCTTCTACAAGGAGGCAAGCATGGCAGGATGGCCAGTCGATCCAAGCCCAGAAGTAATCGAAGCGCGGTTTTGGGCAAAAGTAAGTAAGCGTCAAGACGGATGCTGGGAGTGGCAAGGTGCTTTATCGTGGTCGAATGGGAAGCTTCCCTACGGTCTATTTCAGGTCAAAAGCAAGAAGATCTATGCGCATCGATACGCCTATGAGCTTGTGCATGGTTCTATCGCTAAGGGCTTGCAGATTGACCATACCTGTCGCAACACACGTTGCGTCAACATTGACCATCTCGAAGCCGTTACGCCGCGGGAAAACCAGCTTAGGTCGCCATCCTCAACTATCAATCGCACACATTGTCCGCAGGGCCATCCATACAACGAAGAGAATACCTGGTGGCTCAAGACAGAACGTCGATGCCGTATCTGTCTTTCTGCAGCGCAGAAGCGTTGGAAGCAGAAAAAGGATGCGCATGCACAGGCTAGCATTACTCGCACTATTCATTGCCCGCAAGGCCATGATTATAGCGAGGATAATACGCTCTGGATTCGTGGTTCTAAACACTGTCGCATCTGTATGAGAGCGCGGAAGCAGAAACTTAAGGAAGCGCGTCACGCTCTCAAAGCTCTGAAAGGCTAAATACATGGCATTCACTCTTGGCGCCTGGACCAAATCCCACGTCCATCCCTTTACCGTGGCTCCTGGCGGGCAGGCTTCCAACCAGCCGCCTACCATTGCCTATCACTTTGAACTCGCCGATCAGGCCGTGACCACCACGCCAGTCGCGCAGTTTCCAACTGGTGTGTCCTACGGCCGTTGCGTTGTGCGGCAGAAAGGCTGGGGCTCGGGCAACGGCACCGTTGGCCCTACCTACGAGTTGCAGATTGCGTACGACTCAGGGTTCACGTCACAGGTCCGCACCATTGGAAGCAAGATCGTGCTGCGGACAGGGACGGATCAAACGTTCTTGTTAGAAGGGCCGGTTCCTGATGCGCAGACGTACACGTTCGGACGCGTAGCTGTGACGCTCAGCGGTACAGACGTCGTGACGTTTGACTATGTGCTCGATACGATCCCGGGCATTTAGGATCTTTATCCTACGCCAACGAGAGGATGCATCCTAAGTGGCTACCATTTTTATTTGTAATCCTCGCCACTACGAGCCGTGGTATTGGCAGTCCCCCGACGATCCTGGCATCGGCGGCTCTGAGACCTTTGTGTGTGAGATGGCCTGGCGTCTGGCAGCGCGAGGGCATAGTGTGACGGTCTATGCCCCACTCCCTGCCGCTGTCACACGTCTGCACCGTGGGGTGATCTGGGAAGACCTCGCCAGGTTTAATCCTACGCATGCAGGGATCTATATTTTGGTACGCGGGATCGAACTCCTTGACCAATTTGGCTGCAACCCGCAGCAGTCTGTCTGGGCCGTCTTTCAGGACGTCGACACCCTTGAGCCCTGGAAAGACGAGTGGGCGGACAAGCTTGACCGCATTATCGGCCTCTGTGCCACACACTGCCAGTATCTCCGGGAGACGCATCCCCTCTTTGCTGATCTGGTAGAGCAGTCCCGGAACGGCATTCGTGGCGATCTGATTACTTTGCTTGAAGCCGAGTATACCTGCGCGTATCAAGAGTGGCCGATAGAAAGCGCTGATCTCATTGATGAACTTGATCTTGGCGTTTTGGGACTGCCGGAGCGTCATCCACACCGCCTCATGTACGCCTCCTCGCCGGATCGTGGACTCATGGGGTTGCTACAGGCGTTTCGACTGATACGGTTCCTGGTGCCCGATGCGGAGCTGCATGTGTTTTACGGCTGGGATAATCTCGACAAGCTCACGCACCGAGCATCAGTGCGCTGGCAGCATGCGCGTACGGTAAAGCTCGCCCAGCAACCAGGGGTGTTTCTACGCGGACGCCTGGGACAACCGGCGTTGTATAGGGAGTGGTTGCAGACGGGGATTATGTGCGCGCCTACGAACTTTCTTGAGACGGGCTATATCTCACTGCTTGAATCTCAAGCATTAGGGGCTATCCCAATTGTGAATCCCCTCTGGGCAGCGAGTGAGTACCAAGTTGCGGGTATTGCTATTGAAGGTGATGCGGAAAGAGATGCGTTAACTTTGCGGAGATACGCCATGGCAGCGGTGCATCTCATGGTGCATCCGGAAGGGCAGGAAGAGATACGTGGTCCCATGATGGCTGAGGCACGGAAACGCTTTGACTGGGCACACGTTGTGGATCAGTACTGCGATTGGATCGCAGAAGAAGGACTCTAGCTATGGCCATCGCTGTTGATCCGGCGCCAGTTGACCCCATCATCATCGGCCCAATTCCTAAAGAGTTGAAAGTGTTACTAATGGAGATGGTGGAACAGATGTGCCTTGTCGCTGCCAGAATTGATATTAGTGATCCGACGATACGCAACAGTCTTGATGCCTTTAAAGTGGTCTTGAAAAACTTGGAAACCCTCTAATGTTATTCGACTTCCTCCTTTCCGCCGACAGCCTTGGACACGCGCAGGGACAGGTGCGCGCCCTGGACGCCAGCGCCCTCTGCCTGGATCCTCGTGGTCTGACAGGCACAGAGGTGACAGCCTTTGGTCTCGCGCGTATGCTTGCCCGGCAAAGTCATACCGTGCGGTTCTATACCTGTTGGCGAGTTGATGGACACATTCTCCCGGGACTCTCAGCCCATCCGATGGCCGGTGGCCCTCTGCTTGATGAGATTGCTGACGTCGCCCTAGCCTTCCACGATGCCTCGCCCCTCACCGGTTGGCCGGCGGCTATTCGTCTGGCCTGGCACCAGACCATCACCCCACCGCATAGTGAGCGTATGGCGCAGGAGCCCGTCGATGCCTACATTGCCTCGACCGACATTAGCGCGCAGCATCTCTCAACACTCACGCCGGATATTCCCTGGTACACGGTGACGAATGGATGGGACTACGGCGTCTATCCCCTGCCACGGCCCGTGGAGGGGCGTATTTTTTACCATACCTCTGCTGAGCGGGGCCTGTCCCTCCTCCTCAAAGCCTATCCGCTCATTCGGCGGCGGTTTCACAAGGCCCATGTGGTGGTGTATACCCGTCTCGACACGGTGAAACAGCATCATCCAGGGCTCTGGCATGCGATGGAAGATGAGATGTATCAACCAGGTATGTCCCTCGAACTGCATCCCGAGGGTGCTTCACGCAACGTCGTACTTGAGGCCCTGTCACGCGCCCAAGTCCTGGCCTATCCCTCAGAGCCCAACATGCCGTGTGAAGTAATGCCCCTCTCCGTCATGGAAGCCTGTGCGCTGGGCGTGCCCGTGGTGACCGCGCCTAGTGATAGTTTTGAGCTGGCCTTTGACAAAGCTATTGATGTCTGTCCCTCACCGCCATCCCAGCACTTAGAAGCCTTTGCTGAGCATGTCGTGCATGTGCTGACCGACTATAAATGGCGCCATGACCTGGGAAGGCGCGGCAAGATGTGGGCGAAGCAGCATACGTTTCTCCAGACAACGCGAGAGTTTCTCAGTGTCGTGGGGCAAGTGCTCAGGCACAAGGAGGGCGCATGCTCGATCGACTTAGATGCTTAGGTTCGTGTGGCTACCTTGGCGGAGTTCCTTCAGTGCCAGAGCCTTTCTGTTGGTCTTGGGGCGCGATGCGGGAGTTTAACACGGAGTTCCTCTGTGGCCAGGGTGAGACCATCCACTATACTCGCGCTACATTCTCTCTGCACAGCAGTGCCAGGAACTTTCTGGTGAGTGAGATGCGCGGGGACTGGATCTGGATGACCGATACCGACCACATGATGGAGCCAGATATCGTGTTCAAGATGGTGAAGTTACAGCAACAGTATCAGTTACCTGTGCTGACCGCGATCTATCGCCACAAGGCCTTACCCCATCACCCGATGCTCTGGGTGTGGGATGAGGCAGACCAGGGCTTTATGCCGTTCATGGAGTACGACACCACGGTGCCGTGCTTCCAGGTGGATGCCGCTGGGGGTGGGTGTTTGCTCATCCACCGCATGGCGATAGAAAAGCTTGAGCGTTTGTGTCAGCCACCAGAAGAAATGTTTGATCATATCGGCAAATGGGGCGAAGACCTGAGCTTTTTTCTCCGCTGTAAGCGGGCACACATCCCGGTCTACGCGACGGCTCTTGCAGAGACGATACACTTGATGACCAAGGGTATTACGGATGACGACTATATTAGTTCGTGGTGGGAGTCTCAAGAGGTTAAGACAAAGGCGGTGCGCTAATGGCTGACATCCCTCCAGTATTAAGTGCCGAAGCAGTTGTTGGCGTCTACGATCCGTTTACACCCGTGGAGACTGCCGCGTCCATTATCAACAGTGTCCGCGACCAGATCCCGGACCCGGTGTACAACGACGCCGGCGAGCCTGAGCCTGATCTGGATGGGTCGTTCCTCAGAGCCCAGACGCTCTATCGCTGGCTGACGAATGGGATTCTGGAGATGTCGAGGCGCTGTAACTGGCTCGTCCCCGACTGGTTTGTCTTTCCGTCGACCAATATGGCTGAGTCATACACGCTCGACTCAAAATGGGTGAGTGTCGAAGCCCTGTGGGTGAATCAACTACGGTGCGTGTATCTGGACGAGATGTGGCGGATCTACCCCAGTGCCTACGTCGGTCAGCCCCTGACGTACTCCATGAATCGCCGGGCTGGGGCTCTGGACCTGTCGCTCTACGGCGCCCCAAACCAGACTGATCCCGTTACTGCTCTGACAGTCGCGCTGTCGCAAGCCAATGTTACGTCGTTTACCGTGAGCGATACCACCAATTTTCTCTCCTATGGGTGGGTACGGATTGAAGGTGAATTGATTGAGTATCGCCTGGTGAATGCGACCACCAAGGTTGTCTCGGTGCTGAGGCGAGGCCGGGCGGGCACGCGGCCTGGCACGCATGAGATTGGCGCGCCGGTGACTCACTGTAGCGTGTGGTTAAAGGGCTTGCGTCGGCCACTGCCCGTGGGTCTCAGTACGGATGCGGTCGAGCTGCCCTCGGCCTTCCTGGCGCCATTGGAACTGTATGTGTTAAGTAAGGTGCGCGAGGCGGAGCAGAGCCGGGCAGAAGCCAAGAGTTTGATGCAGGATTTTCTGGAAGCCTGTAAAGACATCTGTGGTGATCCTGTTTGGCAGCAACTTGATGGTACATTTAGTGTTAGGGCTTACGGTTCATATATTGGTGGGCCTATTTATGGTAGTGGATTTGGCACCATTGTGCCATGAGAGCACAGCATGCCTGAGAATCTGAAACCAGTCACCAAAGCAGATTTCAGTGGAGGCCTGAACACCGTCGCCTCACCCTGGACGCTGAAGCCGACTGAGCTGCTGCGCTGCGAGAACTTTTTGCTCGATCAGACGGGCGCACTGCGGGTCCGCGATGGGGTGGTCACGGTGGAAGCCCCACCGACGATCCCGGCGACTGTGGTAAGTGTGCTGGACCTCAACTCGCTCTCTCTCAATAATGGGTCGATCTTTCGCCTGCGTATTACCAGTGAAGTGGACGGCACGCAGAAACTCTACCGCAGCGAGACGCCCTGGACGCTGCTGGGGACGTTTGCACTCCAGTACGACACGCCCACGATGCTGAATTTTCTGGACCAGACGCTCATGACGGATGGCTATACCGTGCCTTACGTGACCAACGGCGCGAGCTTCAGCATCTTTCCGACCGATCCAGCAGCAGACATGATCCCTGGCGCCAAGTGGATGGTCATCCACCAGAACGCCGTATGGGCCTGGAATACGGCCCAAACGACGTCGACCTATGATGGCCCCTCGTCGATACGCCAGAGTGACGTGGAAAACTTTCATTCGTGGCCCGTGGGTAACCAGCTCTTTGTAGCCAAGGATGACGGGCAATCGGGCACAGGCATCGGGGTCTTTACGATCGCAGAATCAGGGATTTCCCCGGATAACGTCCTAGTGCTCTTTAAAGACTTCTCAACCTATCAAGCCTCAGGGGCCTTTGGCGGCAGCGCGGCGCCCACGATTACGCAGGTGAAAACGGATATGGGTTGTATTGCCGGGCGCACCGTGCAGTTCATTCCGAACTTCGGGATGATCCGTCTGACGCACCGCGGCTTTGCACTTTTTAATGGTCTCAACGATCAGGTCATTTCGGACAACATTCGGCCCTATATTTTTGGCCATGACGACATTACCGGGCTCAACTATACTGCGGCGCATCTCTCGGTCGCCACGCAATCCCAAAATCCGCCGCTCTATATCTGCGCCTGTCCGTCGACGCCGCAAAGTACCGGGCTTGACCGAGTGTTCGTGTTCGATGTGACCAAGAAAGCCTGGACCATCTGTACCTTTCCAACGCCCTGGGCGACCTGCAACCTGCTCCTCGAACCTGGCGCCCTGCCCTATACGCAGGCCGGGCTCGCGGCCCAACCCGCCGTGCAACGCATCTTTACGGGGGACCTGCGCGATGACGGCGTACCGATTCCTTGGCAGGTGCGCTTTCCGCCGCTGCCGCAACCGATGCGTCGGGCCTACCTGCGCCGGTTTCTGGCGGAGTTCTTTGCCATCTACGCTGGGCAACAAGTGGTGGGAGATTTTGTTTTGGGACCAGCCCGGATGCCACAACACGTCAGGCAAACCAAGCGCGTCACACTTACCGCCCAGGCGTATCCAGGATCAGGAGTGGAAGCGCAGATCGAAGACGAACTCTTCTGGGATATTGGACGCACAGGCGAAGTGTTGTGGACGGAGTTGACCGGCGCAGGATCGCTGACGCTCAGAGGCGTCGAGTGGCAATTGTCACAGAAATCTTTGACGCGACCGATGAGGATTTAGCTCTGAAGTAACTGGATATCGTTTTGCCTGTACGGCCGATATCACAGAAGAGCTCATCTTCGTTTCAATCCCTTCCAGGGAGCTACTTCAGAGCCGTTGGTACTTTAACACAGTCTATTCTAGGTGTCTAGTGAAACGATTAGTCATTCTGGCTATGCTTCTTTTTGTACTTTCCAATAGTTCATTTGCAGGAAATACGCATGGGGATCCCAACCCGCAGCGCGAGCTTGAAGCCTTTTTTGGCGATGCCCTGGCGCCGTTTCAGACGTCAGGATGCTTACCCCCTGTGCCGTCCTCGTCAGCCACCTTCGCCGCCTTTGCCTGTCAGGGCTACGTGCAGGGCAGCACGCTGAGCCTGATCTACGTCACGCAGAGTGCCGCCACCCTTGGGCCACTGACGGGAGGTGACGGGATTTACTGGCTCGGCCTGCACCGCGATACCAGTACCGCCGTCAGTACCTGGACGCGGCAGCGTGGCACGCACTATCTCTGGCAGAAAGCGGCGACCAGACCCGCCGCCCAAACCTCCACAGTCATTTTTGCCCGCGTTCTTGTCAGCGCTGGGGTCATTACGCTCGTCGATGATCTGCGCGTCCCACGCTCCTGGGTGCTCAGTCAACGCTACAGCGTGCGCGATCCACTCTACGGCGCCTTTGGCAATAACACCAATGATGATCGGGCGGCTATTCAGGCCGCCGTCGATGGCTTACGCACCGGGCTCGCCTACGGCGCCAGTACCGATCAAGCCGACAGTCTCAGCCCACGGGGAGGCATCGTCTATTTTCCGCGCGGGCTCTATAAAAGCTGTAGTTCGATTGTCATGCCCCGCACCTATGGCGGCAAAGATGAGTACAACGTCATCTGGCTTGTCGGCGAAAGTGATACCGCCAGTCTGCTCATGGGCTGCGGCACGAGCTTTGATACCGCCCTGGGGACCAGTCAAATTACCTGGTCGGAAGACGCGCCCCATTTTAGCGATGCGAGCTATACGACCTTTAATCCGCAGCCGGCCTGGAATCAGCGTATCAGCAATCTGGGTTTTGAACTCCCCCAGGTCCTCGGGACGCAAGCGCTGAAGTTCCAGGCGACGGCCTACCAGCTCACGGCGGGCAGTGGCAGTGGCTGGACGTCCTCACGCCTCCAGCTCAGTATGGATCATGTGCATTTCCTGGTCGATGCGAATTACCAAAGTGCCGGGATTATGTATTACAACGCCACCTGTTGGGGGTGCAATTTTAGCTTTCTGCGGGTCGATGTACGCAACAGTAATCAGGTGAGTGATGCGCCGTATAACCCGGTGCTCTTTCGTACCGCCACCACCGAACCAACGGGCCTCGATATTAAAACCATTGACGGGCTTGGCCTGGAATATAGCCGGGTGGAGCATGTGATGGTGGGACAGCAGCGCAGTGGCCCCATTACCTTTTACCAGGGGCGCTGCGGGCAAACGTCCTTCAATGATATCAACATGGGGCTTGGGGCGAATAGAGATAACGAAATCTATTTGTTCAACTCGGGCGGCTGTACCATTTCGATGTTTCAGGCCGAAGGCGGGACGCGCAGTCCCACCGTCCATGTTGAGTCCAGCGATGATATGAAGCTGCAAGATTTCAACATTGGCTCCATTCGTCCGGTCTACGGCGCAGCCACGAATACCCCGCTCGCCCGCACGAAGCTCAACCTGATTAATACGCGCAATCTGACCATTGAGCATCTGCGCGGCACGCGGCAGACCCCGGCCTATTTTGCCGGCGTGCAACACTGCCTCTGTGCCAGTGGTGCGAACGCCGGCGCGCTGTGCACAACGACCGATCCGCCGTGCTCCAATACCTCCGGAGGCCTCACCTGCGCTGGCGGCGATGCCATTTGTATGCCGCAAGACACCCGGGAAGTCTGGGCGGAAGCGCAGTGTACCAATAACGGCGCGGCCTGCGGCAGTTTCTGTGTCGGCGGGGCCTGGAATGGGCGCACCTGCTACACGAGTAGCGACTGCGATTTTCTCATGAGTGGGGGGAATTTAGGGTTTGGGGCCGGGGTTTGTACCGCCACCGTGTGCGGTGGTGGTGGGACCTGTGCGCAGGTCAACAAAGGCTTACGCATCCTCGATAGCATTATCCCCGATAGTTTTACCTCCACGCTGTGGATTCCCAATCCCGATACGGGTTACATTACGGCGGATGTGCGCAGCGGCGCCAATGCATCGATTGGACGTCCCGAGTTGTCGCCCCTCAATACCCGTCTGACGACCTCGTTTATGGTGTGTTTCAATAATGATTGCACGACGGCGATTCCGGCGGGCGTCGCTGGCGGGTCGTGTACCGGGTCTGGGTGGAACAATCTCGATGCCAATTGTAAAATTGCCATCAGTGATGCGATCTATTCCAATACCACGGTCTTTACGACACCTCCCTATCCGACCACCGCGGCCAATAGTTTTGTCACCGCGTCGTGTGCCAGTGCCCTGGTACAAGACCTGGTGCTGACGGCGGAAATTACCGGGGGCAATGCGGTGCGCGCCCGCATGATTAATAATTCGGCCTCGGGCGCCATCACCCCTGCCTGCGGGGTGCTGCGCTTTGATGTGACGCCACGCTAGGAACACGCCATGTCCATTCGGCATTTTAATCGCGTCCTGCAAACCACCGCAGGGGCTATTGTGACGGGAGTCACCGTCACCGTCACGATTGCCGGCACGGCCACCCTCGCACTGTTATTTGATGACGCGGCCGGCGCCGTCCCGAAAGCCAATCCCTTTGTGAACAACGCGACCTACGGCACGGCGGACTTCTACGTGGAAGAAGGCACCTACGACCTGGATTTTGACAAGGATGGGTACACCTTCCAGGACCTCAACAACTGGACCATTGGGGCACCACTGCTCAGGCATACGGTGGTGGTGTCGTCAATCAATGCGGCCGCTATCCTCAGTGCGACGGATGCCATTCCCGCTGGGGCTCGCGTCAGTGGGGTCTTCGTCACCAACACGATCGCCTTTGGCACGGGTTCTGGACTGACGGGGTACACCATCGGCGACGGCAGCACGATTGATCTGTGGGGCACCAATGGCGTGGCCCTAAATGCGGTTACGGGCCAGAGTGCGTTTCACTCCGGCAACCAGCCGATCTATGCGGCAGCGACGGCCGTCGTGCTCTCTGCGATTGGTGGCGTGTTTGCGGCGACCGGCGAGGCGCGGATTGAGGTGGTGTATGCTCTTGACGCGGCTCTCTGAGGCGGGTGACTACGATGGGGGATGACGGCGGCGACAGTGGCACCTACGGCGATCCCTATGGCGCGCTGGGCAAAGACTGGTTTGACATCGCCAACCGTGCGCCGACGCTGCTCACCCCTGAGGACTGGTATAACTGGGGCAAAGGCCAACCGGGGTTTTTTGGGACCTACCAGGACCCGCAGAGCGGGCAGACACGTCCCACCCCAGCGCCGCCCTCCCTGGTGCCGTCCGGCGTGTACCAAAACTATGACCCGGCAAGTGGCAAGTGGAACGTGCACGATGATCGCACGGGCGGGTTCTTTGGCTTTGTGGAAAACGATCCGTATCTCTTTGCGGCGCTGGCAGCCGCTGCCTTTGCCGGCGGTGTCGCTCTGGCGCCGGGAGCCGCGGCGGCTGGGGCGGGCGCCGGCGTCGGAGAAACGGGTGCTGCTACCGGGGCAGCCCTGGCGCCAGAACTGGAAGGCGGCACGTTTGGGGCCTTGCCCGCCAGTACCTTTTCGACCGGCGAAGGCCTCTTTGGCACCGGCATTACCGGACAGCAGGCCTTGCAGGGGGCCTCGCTGCTCAACAGTGCCCGCAACCTGGCGCAAAATCCTGGTGGTGCTTCGGCAGGGGGATTCCTTGGCTCCGTGGCAAGCGCCTATACGGGGATTCCAGGGCTCGGGACGGCGGGCTCGTTTGCCGGTGGGGCGGGGGAAGAGGCACTGGGAGGCAGCACGGGCGGTGATACCTTACAAGACAGTGGAGGACGGGGTATGGCGGAAAGTACAGGCGGTACAGATACAGGCGGCACCGGCACCATGGATTGGATCAATACGCTTGGCCCACTGCTGACCAGCGGTGTCGGTCTGACCGGGTCTGCCTTGAGTCTCGCCGCCATGCCTGAAGTCCTGAAGCGTCTCGAGACGCTCTATAACCAGTCCCAGGGCAACTTTCAGCAGCAAACGCAGTACGCCCAGATGTATCAAGCCCTGCTCCAACACTACCAGCAGCAGCAGCAGCAAGCGTTTCAGGAACAAACGGGGCAAACAGCCACGGATAGAGCCAATGCCGCTACGGCGAATGAAGGCCGGGCCGGCGTGGCCGGGCGCCTCAGTGACCCGGCACAGGTCGCCGCTGGCGCCCAGCAACTCTACCAGCCGATGAGTCAGGGCATGACCGATAACCTGCTCCGTGGCGTGCAACGTGATCTGGCGATGCGCGGACAGTCAGACGGCGGCGCCGCGTCCAGAGCCACGGCCGATGCCATGGCGCCGTACTATAACCAGTTGCAGCAACAGGCGATGCAGCATTTCTTAAGTAGCCAGGGACAAGCACTGAGTGCCTATAATCCGCTCAGAGGCCCGTATAGTCCCGATCCGCCACAGCCGCCGTTTCCCGCCCAACTCCCCAAACCTGACCAGTACGTGCCTGGCGCTTCAGGTGGTCCGCAGGCGGATCAGTCTGGCGCCTACAAAGGTCTCTCTGACCAGGTCGCCCAACTGGGCAAACTGCTGTTTGGCGGCGCGGCGACGAGTCCAGGGGCCGTGGGACTGCTGAGCAAACTCTTTGGGGGCGGAGGGGGAGGACAAAATCCTGACGTAGGGACGTCGACCGATGCCCTGGGGCAGCAATACAACACCGACTTTATCAAATCGTTTGGAGGCGGCGATACTGGCGGAGGGCCCCCCGCAGCCGCTTACGCGTATGATTATGGCTTAGAGTAAAAATGTCATCTAATCACTCTATGGGTTTCAGGACATATGCGTATCACGACTCAAGAGATTACGCCCCTGACGCTGCGGGAAATCTATCACTACTGCCACGCGCGGAGTTTTCTGGGGGTGTGCGCTGTGACCCCGGAAGCCTTCCTCGAAGTAACGCAGCGCTTTCTTCCGGAGTATCGCCCGCCTGACGATGCCACGCGTTTTCCGCTGTTTCCCTGGCATGAGGATGGCGGCGAGGCGGTCATCCTCGAAAAGAGAGGAGAGGACTAGTGGCTTTCCCCACTGCTCTCAAAGTCCTTGGGCCAGCCCTTACCGCCACGGCCGAAGGTTTGCAAGCTGTCCCCGAGCTGATCGACAAAGACGAGGAGTTGCAGCAGCGGCGGGCCATGCGGCCCCTGACATTGGAAGAGGCGCGGCTGCGTATTCAGAAAACCCGCGAAGAGTTGGAGCGGCCCAAGCCTATTTCTGCTGGCGCGCACGGCTCGTATATCTTCAATCCTCAGACCAGGAAGTACGAGTACGATGCGCAGTCGGCGACGCTTGGCGGTATGGGAGAAACCGCCTATATCCGCAAGCTGCGCAGTCTCTCAGTCATGGCCGCTGATAAGAGCAATCCCATGTTGGCCGCTGCGGCCGAGGGTGAACTCAAGAAAACGGCGGGCATCAAAGATACCGCACAACTGCAATCCATGCGGCGCTACTTTGGGGCACTAGAACGTGGCGAAGATCCCGCACCGGAAGATACGCAGTTGATGCAGATTATCGTCAACCGTTCGGTCCGTGGCAGTGCCGAGGGTGGCTATTACCCCTTCAATGCGCCGCTGCCAGGCGCCACAGGCCAGACACCACCGCAAACCCCTCCTGTGGCTCCGCCACAGCCTGCACCAGGGAGTACAGCCCCTGCACAACCCGCACCGCAGCGCGTGGCACCACGGGCCGCTAGCGGGCCTCCAGGACAGGCGGCACCCGTGCCAGCCCTTGAGCGCTCGTATCAAGACTACTTTACCAAAACAGGCGAAGTCTACGGCAAACAGGTCATGGATGGGATGCTCACGGATGATCCGCAAGCGCTCCAACTCAAAACGATGGCAGCGCTGCGTGGTTTCCTGCGAGCGTATCCCAACCAGGCAGAAGCGGTTGACGCGCCGCCGCCAGCAAGTCCAGCCCCTCCCACGGCCACCTCAACGCCACAGCACGATCAGGCGTACCGTAACAGGAATGCTGGCGCGGTGCCAGCGGTGCCAACCCAGCCTGGCTCCGGCCCGACACCGAAACGTATCGCTGATACCATTGCCGCAGAACGTCGCGCCAAAGGCTTACCGCCGTTTACGCATGACGAAGTCGCCGTGGCCAGGCGGTTACATACGCGAGGGGTTATTCCATCCAGCGATCTTGCGACCATGGACGATGCCAACTTTACGAAAATCCAGGACTACCTGGATGCCAGGAAGCAAGAGCCGCTGTTTCAGCGCCGCGTCAAAGAAGCGGAACCGCAGATTGCGGCCCTGGATGCGATTGAGATGGCGGAAAAGGTGTCTGGAGATATTTATCCGCTGCTCAACTGGCGCAGTGTCGGTATCGGCGGCTTTCTCAACAATGCCTGGCAAACCGCCGCGTCAGCCATTGGCGCTTACAAAGACCCCAACGATAAAAAGACGCTGACGCAAGCGGTCGATGCCACCAGACGCGTGATCGATCTGGCCAAAACCCGCGGGGATATTAACCAGGTGCTGGCAGAAAACCCACAAGCCGCGCAGGACATGATGAATCCTGGCGCCCCAACGGTGCGTGTCTTGGCAGCGGTCCTCGCCTATCTGCATGCCAGCGCTATTAAAAAAGGCGCCTCAGCCGGCGCAAAAACGGTCGCAGTTGCCGATATCAAACTGGCCAACGAACTCTTTGACCCGGTCGCCTGGACCACCAGTCCTTCGGCCGTGCGGGAAAAGCTGGTGGCGTTACAAACCAGCTATTTGCGACCAGAAAAGGCCGTTGTTGAGAAAGCGCTCATGCTCAAAGGGATTAATCCCAAAACCCGTAAACCCGAGAAAGACTTTTATTTTGGCAGTGAACCAGGAGAAGATGTGCAACCGCGCACGGGCAAGGAATTACTCGATGAATCGGATGAGGCAAACTAATGCCGCGTACGTATACCGATGAAGAGAAAGCAGACATCTGGCGTGACTACGAAACGTATTCGCCAGGGGACCGGGCAAAAACCGATAAGCTTATTGGCCCTCCGCCATCCGTACAGACAACGCCGCAGACAACACCGAAGGCAACACCGCAGACTTTACAGGGACCAAGGTTGACAGGAGCAACACTTGATGATCCACGCGATACTTCTCCCTGGTATCAGCGTCTACTCAAGCAAATTCCTGGGGCACTCAAGCGCGGGATGGGCAGTTATGCCGGCACAAACATTCCAGAGCAAGTACCCGGTGAGTCTGATGAACAAATGCGTGATAGAGTCCGTCGTGGCGCACGAGCGCAACTCGAAGTAGGGGTACCAACTGCCATATCACTTGCCATTCCTGGAGGCTCAGCAGCGATTCCCGTGGCAACACAACTGGGTCGCTCGCGTCTCTGGAACTTTGTGCAGCAGGTTGGCCCTACGGTGTATAAGGCAATTGTCACAGGGCTCAGCGCTGACGTTGCGGCACGCGCTGCCAATTTTCTGGATAGCGAGCATTACAATGATCCCGAACTTCATGGCATTCTCACGGCGACCGGTGAACTTTCCGGAGTTGGCGCTGGCGGCACGGTGAATGCGATGCGGCGCGCTGTCGCTGAAACACCTCAGGGAACAACCGTAAGGCAAACTCTTGAAAGTGTTGGTGGGCAGGCGCCAGTCAGCGTAACCACCAAGAGTCCCTTTTTACGGAGCACGTCTGAACTGCTCGAACATCTCCCTGGCGGTGGACGTTTTAGACAGATCAAAGAAAAAGCCCGACAACTTATTGACAATGAACTCCAGCAGTACCAGACCCATTTTCGAGGCGGGGCTGTATCCGGAAGTCCAGAACAAAATATTGCACAACCAGTTGAACGCTCGATGCTTGATTTAGAAGCGCCGCTGCGTCCCATCTTGCCAAACAGGCGTCAGACAACACTTGACGCTCAGGCGCGGCTACGTCCGCATCTCTCTATGGGGACAGATCAAGATTTACAGTATGTTCCCAGAGAAGTGCTCAGGCGTGTTCCTGAGGCTATTGAGCAGCAACAACAAGCAACCAATAAAGCGTTTGCGCATCTGCGCGACGTCGTGAATCAATCGCCTGTCGATGCCAGAGCACTCAAAAGCAGTTTGCAGCGCACTCCTGCGCCGCCAGGTACCCAGAACCTCAGTATCTTTCACGACTTGGAAGACATCAAAAAGTCTCTAGCGATGCTTCCGGACACCATTACTGCCGATATGGCGTTTGATATTCGTACGCGTCTGACCACCATTCTTGACGAAGCGCAGAAGCTCAAAGGCGATGCTACCCAACCATTAGCAATCTACGTCGACCGCCAACTGGTCCCGGAGTTGGGACAAACGCTCACGCAGATGAACCAGATGCTTGAAGGGCGGATGGTCAATCTGCAGCCGCTCAAGGAGGAAGCCCGTACTATTCTTGGTGGCTACGAGCAAGGTCTCCAGGTACCCCAAGCGATGATGGAAGGCCAGGGTCGCATGGGTCGTGTGCCAGCGATGGAAGATCCCCATATCCTTATCGCACGCAACCTGCTTGAAAAACCAAACTTCGTCCAGTTCGATGAAGCCCAGCAAATTCTCTCTGAACTGAACGCACTCAGGCGTCATCCAGGAATGAACATTGGCAATCAGCCAGCAGAAGCTGGTGAACGGTTGCGTGAACTTCTGTGGGGCAATGCCCAAAAGAATCTTGAAGGGGAACTGTTCAAAACCGCCAGAGTCCTTGACCCAAGTATTGAACGTCCCTTGCGCGATGCTCAAGCGCTCTATGAGCGTGGAGCACGGCTCTATAACTCACCGTTGATGATGCAACTCTCCAAAGCCAGTCCTGATGACGTCCTAACCCATATCGTACAAAATGAACGCCCAGAGGATTTGAAGGCCCTGCGCTTTGTGCTGGGTGACACGCTCATGGATAGAGTCGGTTTTATGTGGTTACGCCGTATGGAGAACATCAGCACAGATACCGTGACGAAAGTCCTCTCGCCTACGAAAGTCCAGGAACGTTTACAGGCGCTTACGCCTATTGCTGAAGCAGAGCTCTTTCCGCAGGGACAGATTAACCGACTCAAAGTGCAACTCGACCGCACTGCCGCTATGGAAAAGGCTCTGACCACGACTGATCCCCTGATCTACCAGGATCTTACCAGGCAGATGACCCCCATCGATGCCAAACAAGTTGGCGACATTCGTCTCAGTCAGCTCCTTGAGCGCAACCGCGATCCAGTTACAGGGGTCACCAACTTCGATGCCGCCCTCACAGAGATGCAGGAACTCCAAAGTACGGGCATGGCGCAAGTCTTGTGGTCAGGGAATCAGGTTCCCAACATCCAGCAAAGTCTTAGGCAGGCGTCAGCGCTGCAACGCTCCCTGACTACTGACGATCCGGTTGTGCTGAAGGAACTTGAGCGCCAGGCTGGTCCCTACTGGAAAACCGCTGGGGAACTCCGGCTCTCTGATATCTTTCGCAGCGCCACTGATCGTCAGGGGAACCTGGACATTGGCAAAGCGCTTGATGGGATTCATGCCATCCGTGGACCAGCTGAGCAAGTTCTCTACGGCAATAGTCTGCAACCGCTCAAAGCGGCGCTGCGTAAAGCCGATGCCATGGAACAGGCCCTCACGGTGCTTGATAACCCGGTGCTACTCAAAAAGTACCGCCAGGTGGTCAACGACCCCATTGCCTGGGAAGCAGTCCAACATGATGCGTTGGCCCCGGCTTTCCACATTGATCCAGGAACCAGAATGATTGATGGGCGTCGCCTGGTTGACCATGTCAACATGCTGCGCCGCAATCCCGATGTGGCCAAAGAACTCTTCCCTGATCCGCGTATGCTTGATGAGTTACACCATCTGGGGGAAACGGCCATGGTCCTCGCGCAGCATGGGAGAGAAGTCCCCTATGCGGCACGCCACTTTCCGTTTATTGTCACCTTTGAAGCGGATGGTTCGACCCGCATTTTTGGTTCAAAAATTGCTGGGGCATTGACAGTTGGACTCGGTACGGCTGTTGGAGGCGCTAAGGTGACAACCGAAATACTGACGAATCCCCGTATCGTGCGATGGCTGACACAGGCAATGCATACTCCAGTGAATAGTCCGCAGGCCGGTAAAGTCTTTGGAGCACTCGCCGGTGCCCTTACTTCTGAAGGGTATCAGTGGAAAAAGGAGCAACCTCCTTTGCCACAACCAGGAGACTAGGTTTTGGTTGAGCAACGGTGAGGAGAATTGGTTGAACAGGAACAAGTGGTTTTTTATCTCTCTTTTTGGCATTACAGCTTCGGCAGGCGGGGACAATATTTGTGGCAGTATGATTGCCATTCTTCGATAATGGGGTAATGTGATCCATTTCGAGCTTGCGTGGTTTCTTATCGCAGTAGACACAGCGGTAATGATAGGCAGCTTGGATTTCTTCCCATTGCTGAAGACTAAGATCAACGTGTAGTGCATGTCTTTTGCGAGATTTATAGCGTTTCGAGAGATGGTGACATAAATCTTTATGAGTATTAAAATAGGTTTTAGTATTAAGCAGCCTTTCCTTTCTATGAAGCGCGTAATACTTTCGCTGCTTTTGAGCAAGGAGTGCCCTATTATTTTCGCGGTAGATGGCGCCCTGTTTTAGATGTTCCTCGTAATGATTCTGGTGATATTTCTTATTGTAGACTTTGGCGGCTTCTAGGTCGCGTTTGTACATGGTCTTCCTTACATCACAAAGGCATCAGAGGATGTGGCTGGCAGGCGATGAACCCTGCCCCGGTTTCGAACCCGGTGCCACTTATGGAGTGTAGCATGAAACGATGGGTTGTTGTATTGCTGTGGTTCTGTCTCCTCGTACTTACCGTTCCCGTCCTGGCCCAAGATACCTTTGTCGATGTGACTGATGTCGTGGGCGGCGTCTATCACCTGCCGCTCAGTAACTGCCCCACGCAGGGCCTGACGTACACCCGCTCCACCAATAGTTTTGGCTGCGTCTCAGGGGCAAGCGTGCCATCGCCAGGCTCAAATACGCAAGTGATTTTTAATGACAGCGGCGTCTTAGGGGCCGATGCCGGTTTCACGTACGTCAAAGCCACGGACACCGCCACATTGGGTGCCCTCGTCCTCACCACGCCCTTACCAGCCACCAGCGGCGGTACGGGCTTTGCGTCGTATGCCATTGGGGATCTGCTCGCCGCCAGTACCACAACGGCGCTGAGTAAGGTCGCCGCCGTCGCCACAGGGTCGGTGCTGGCCTCGGCAGGTACGGGCACGCTTCCCGCGTACACAGCCACCCCGTCACTAACCAGCCTGACGCTCACCGGCGCCTCCGGCAATACCGTCGTAGTCGACACCAGCACGCTCATTGTTGATGCCACCAATCACCGCGTGGGCATTCTGACTACCGCTCCGTCTTCGGCCTTCAGTCTGGGCGGCGATGCGGCACGCACCGTGGCCCTCGAGCGCTTTACCACGAGTAACACGGCGGGCAGCGCCCTGACGCTGCAAGCGGGCGGTGCCACCAGCGGGGCGACCAACAAGAACGGGGGCCAGTTGGCGATAGGACCGGGCATTAGTACGGGGACGGGAACGGGCCTGGTCACGATCTTTAGTTATCCCGGCACCGCCGCCACGTCAACAACCGATAATACCAGCGTTGAAAGTGCCCGGTTCTTTGGCCCCAGTGCGACGTTTAACAACGCCCAGAACGCCGATTTTCAGGCCAGCTTTACCACCACGACGGTGCTCAATGCCGTCGTGCGCCATGCCCGGGTCCTCACCCACGCCGGCTATCTCTATTCCATTGGTGGCAAAGGCTCTGATGGCGTAACGCCTACCACCGCCATTGAAATTGGCAAGATTGCTGCCAATGGCACGATCGCGTCGTGGACGGTCGAAGGGACGAATACCCTGCCACTGGCCCGCTCGGGGAGTGCTGGCGTGGTGGCCAACGGCATGCTGTATATCCTCGGCGGGCATCTTACCAGTAACATCAATACGGCTGCCACCACGGTTTACTACAGCAAGCCCAATGCGGACGGCACCGTCGGGACTTGGGCGACGACGACGGCCTTGCCGGTAGCGCTCTATGATGCCCAGGCAGTCTATACCAATGGCACCATCTATGTGCTCGGGGGCTTTACCACCGCCGGCGCTGCCGTGGCGACGGTCTACTATGCGACGGTGAACGCCAACGGCACGTTAAGCTCCTGGACCACCTCCAGCAATGCCCTGGATATCTCCGTGGCCGATGGCGCGGCCTTTAGCGCCAATGGCTATCTCTACTATATCGGTGGCAAAGTGGACAATACCTATACCAATGAGATTGCCACTACCCGCAAAAGTCTCCTTGGGACCTCGGGGGCGCCTGGGGTGTTTGCGACCTCAACCAGTATGACGGTGGTGGCGTCTGAGTTTGCGGCCTACGTCGCCAATGGCACTATCTACCGGGTCGGCGGCAACAATACGGCGGGCACTGTCATTGCCTCCATTGAATACGCCAGTCTCAATGCGGACGGCACGCTGGGGACCTGGACGGCGTCCAATCTCACGACGGGCTCCTCGATGGGTTTTGCCAATGGGATGGCGCCATATGTCAATGGCTACGCCTATTTTGCGGGCTCAGCCGCAACGGCCGTACGCTACGCCAATGTGGCCAAGGTACGGGTCGCGGGCGACGTCGATCTCATTGGGCTCAGTGGCCAGTACCTCGCTAACCGGGACCGCAGCAGTAGTGTGCTGTATGCCGGTGATCTCTATAGTGCGGGCAATATGACCGCGACAGGCGACATCAGTGTGGTGGGCCTGGCGAATCTGGGGAACCATCTCAATCTGGTCGGGGATCTGAACGTGAGTAGTACGAGTGTGCTGCGTATGGCGGGGAAGGCCCTGTGCTCAGCCGTCGCCCCCACGATCTCCTCAGGCTTTGGCAGCTCGCCCTCGATTCCCAACAACAATGGCACGTGCAGTTTTACGATCAACGTTGGCACAGGAGGAAGCGCTACCAGCGGGGTGATTGGTCTGCCCACCGCCAACGTCGGCTGGGCTGTTCAATGTACCGATAATACCACTACCAGTGCTACGGTCTTTACGACCAAACAAACGGCCACCAGCGCCACGACCGCCACGATTGGGAACTTTGCGGCAGCAGGGACAGCGGCTGCCTGGACGGCGAGCGATATTCTGTCGTGTATGGCCACGGCGTACTGAAGGACATGTGTATGCAACGCTTCTGTGGTGTGCTGTGCGTGCTTCTCGCGCTGGCTGTTCCCGTCCCGCTCAGTTACGCAGCGAATGCGCAGGATGTCCTGGTCAACTCGTTTCAAAACTGTAGTGGGGTGCCGTGTCTCACCATTCAAAATGTCGCGGCGACCGGTCCCTGGACCGGAAGCATGAATCTCAATGACTTGTTTCTCAGTAGCTTTGCCTCGTGTTCCGGTGTGCCGTGCCTGACCGTGAACGGTGCGGGTGGGGGAGGCGGCAGCGGCACCGTCACCAGTCTAGCGACCACCACGCCCATTACCGGAGGCACGATCACCACTACAGGGACGATTGCCTGTCCTACCTGCGGCGTGACAGGCTCGCCGCTATCACAGTTTGCCGCCACAACCTCAGCCCAACTCTTGGCGACACTGAGTAATCCAACAGGCACAGGGGCCGCCGTCTTTAATACGTCCCCGGCACTGGTCACCCCAACACTGGGGGTTGCGACAGCGACGTCCCTCAATAAAGTCGCAATTACCGCACCAGCGACGAGTGCAACACTTACTATCGCCGATGGCAAAACGCTGACGGTCAGCAACACGCTGACTCTGGCAGGTACAGACGCCTCCACCATTACGCTAGGAACGGGTGGCACGGTCGCGTACACGGCCAATAAGCTGAGCGTGTTTGCCTCAACCACCTCCGCAGAGCTTGCTGGCATTCTCAGTGATAAAGTCGGCACCGCTGGGCTGTCCTTCAGTGGCATTTCGGCTCTCGCTAATCCTTCGGCCTCACTCGGGCTTACGGCGGTCAATGGGTCGGCGATTACGGCCATGCGCTCAGACGGAGCCCCGGCGCTCGATGTCAGTATTGCGCCCACCTGGACGGGCATTCATACCTTTGCCTCGACCAAACTCAAAGTCGGCGGATCATCGTCAGGCACTGTGACGCTCGCCGTGCCCGCTGCAGCCGGGTCGAATACGCTGACGCTGCCAGCTGGCACGACGGACTTCTCGGCGACAGGCGGCACCTCGCAGGTCGTCAAACAAACGGGCGCTGGGAGTGCGCTGACAGTTGCCAGACTGGCCTGTGCCGATCTCTCCGATAGCGGCGCGGGATGTACCGGGTCAGGCGGTGGCGCCCCCACCGATGCGCACTACGTCACGACACAGGCGGAAAGCGGGCTGTCGGCGGAAGTCTCCCTGGGGGCGCTCACGACGGGACTGCTCCTCAATACCGTCTCCGCCAGTGTCAGTACCCCTTCGGCCTATGCCGGCACTTCCTGTACCAACCAGTTTGCCCGGAGTCTCAACGCCAGTGGGGCGGCAACCTGTGCGGCGGTCGACCTTACCGCCGATGTCACCGGCGTGCTCCCGGTGGCCAACGGGGGCCCGGCCTGGACTGTCATGTCCTCGGCCGCCGGTTTTACCGTCGATACCTATATCGGCGGGGGGACGGGGATTACCAGTACCACGGAAGCGAACGTGGATATGGCGACGGTGCCTATGGCGATCACCTGTCGCAATATGCGGGTCGGCGTCCGTACCGCCCCTGGGGGCACCGGCACCTGGGATATTACCTTGCGGACAGGCGCACGCGGGGCGTTAGCGGCAACGGCCCTCACCTGCCAGATTACCAGCGCGGCCCTGAGCTGTTCGGATCTCACGCACACCGCGGCGCTAACAGCCGGCAATGCCTGGACGATCCAGTCGCATGGCACGAACTCCCCGGCAAGTGGGGCCAATACCATTGTCGCCATGGAGTGCTATAAATAATGCGACAACTCATTCTCGTATGGTCTATCATGCTCTTATTACTGCTCTTGGTAATGAGTGTTGTTGCTCAACAACCTCCCCAAACGTGCAAGGACAATGCGAGCAGATGTGATAAAGAGCTATTACTGTTACGCGGCGAAGTAGATAATAAACGGCAAGCTATTGCCGTGCTATTAGACGCCAATGAACAGTTACAGACTCGTGCTGAAAAGGCCGAAGCGCGTTTGAAAGATCTGGAAAAACCCCAGCCTACCGTTCTACCAGAACCTCCCGTCCCAGCCATGCCGAAAGATTAACCGCACAAGACTGCGAACTACTGTATGATAGAGGAGTATTTACAGGGGATGTGCATACAATTTTGTCAAATATGACACTCCACACGCCTCAAAGCGTGGGCTTCTCGCAGAGACAGGCCGCAAAAGCTTGCATCGTGCGAGCGATTTCCGAGGTGTCCGCTCGACTACCTGGGTATACCCAGGATACTTCTGGCAGTGGCTCCGTCTGTATTGAGCCATATCCGTAGAGGGAGACCTGTACGGATTGCCCTGGATTGTAGTGGTTTATTTGTGACCTCTGCAACAGAAAAAGATGTACGCGCAAAGCTCTCACATATAAGGAGGGGGGAGGGTACCGAATTATGCTATCATTACTCAGCTTGAGCGTCATCACGATGGTGGTGCATGGCGTCCTCATTGGCAGTGTTATGGCGCTCCTGTTCCAAACACGCAAATTCTCCGCCCATCACCGCAAATGTGATCAGCAAATAGGAGAAGTAAAGACGTTTCTGTACGGGCACGTGCGGAATCTTGAATCCCGCCTGACGCATCTGCAAACCGTTGTCCAAGCCAACTCAGACTTTAAGGAAGTCTCGGAAGATTCCCCGGAAAGAATTAACGTATGTTTCAATGGTGGCAAGTTGGATTAGTTTTCTTAAGTGCCTTGATCAGTTTTCTGTCGGTGGCCTACTGGACCAGTCTCGCCCGCCGTGACAAAGCGCAGGAGCGTATCGTAGAGGATACCGCACACCGGGTTGAACAAGCCCGCCATGAGCGAGAAGATATTTTAATGCGGCTGGTCAAAATCGAAACGTCTCTGGCGGTGATTGATCAGAAGGTGATGCCTATTTCCACCGCCTTACAAACGATTCTGGTCAAGGAACTGACGCACTTCCACACGCCCCGCATGGATGATTTGCTCGCACGTATTGGCCCCCCGTCGCAACTGACCGATGCGGAGGAAGAGGAACTCACCGTGGCCTTGTTTGAACGCACGCAGGATATGGGCGATCTGATTAGTGATTCGGAGCGCGATGCGGCCTATATCTTGCCAGCGATTATGCGCCGGGCCAAAATCGAGTGCGCGTTACTGCAAAGTGTGATTGCCAAAGCGTATGTGCTGAAGTATGTGGCGGTGGAGAATCTACCGGACAAATAGAGTATTCTCAAGTATGAGTGATTTTAACGTGCACCTACGTTTTCCTAGCGACATGCACTTGACGTTAAGCATTCCTGAACTTGACGAGCTACGGAGTGAGCTGCATCAGGGATTGGGACAACTGATAACCATTCTTGCGAGCTTAGGAGCCAAAGTGTCAGAAGCTGCTGATCAATTAACCGCCGCTGTCCAGAGTGTCCAGGCTGGTTTTGATACCTTGAACACGACATTGCAGACGGAGATCCAGCAGATCGCCAACGCCCTGAGTGGTGCACCAACCGATCAAGCGCTGCAGACCGCCGCGGCGGATGCGGTCGCACGGCTCGGGGTGTTAGCGACGAGTATTGCGAGTATGAATACGCAGGTGCAGGGGATCATTCCCTAGGATGTAACCCCTGCCATTCTACGGGGCTGGCGTGGCAAACACGCCTACCTCCGCGGCACTGGCATACGGGGTGCCGTTACTCAGTAGCGCGACCAGGCGCACGGCGCGGGCCCTGGTTGCCGCAAACCGCACCACCTTCTCGCTCGCATCCAGCGCCCAGGTTCCAGCGGCGAGTGGACCCCAGGTTACCAGATCCGCGGACCCTTCCAGGCGGTAGCTCGTGATCGTGCCATTGAGTTGGCCGGGATCTTGCCGAGGGACGTACCGCACGCCATCACACCAAAACGTTGCCCCCAGGTCCAGCGTCAGTGTGTGCGGCAGCGGCGGCGCAATGCTGACATACTGCGTATGCCAAAAGGTGGTGGGTTGGCCATCCACGGCGAGCGCGGCGGGCCCGCTGGCCTGCATGAGTACTTCGGCACTATCGGCCTGCGCCGTGATCGACCCCGCAGGGCGCAAGGGATACGGCCCGGTCGGTGGGCCACTCACGAGCGCCTGACAGGTAAACGTGGGGAGCGCCCCCGGCACAAACACGCACGCGAAGTTCGTAGGCGCTGGCACCGGCAGTGGAGCCGCAACAGTCGCGGTCACGGCATTGGACGGGCCTGAGAGCTGATTGCCGGCGTAGAGCGCACGCACGGCGTAGGTATACGTGCCTGGAGAGACGGTGTCGCTATAGGGCGGGGCCAAAGGCCGGGCAATTTCAACGGTGTCGCGTTCCAGGACATAGCTCAGGAGCGCGATAGGGGTCTGGCCTGCCAGCCACACCGGAGCGTCCCAGGTGAGTTGCACGGTGGCGGCGTGGGCGAAGGCCACGAGCATCAGGAGCCCGATGACAAGGACAAGGAGCAGACGTTTGATGGACATACTAGATATTCTCACTCTCTTGCTGGCCAGGTAGAAAGCCGTGGTCGCGAAAGACCTTCCGTACTTCTTCTACTTTCCACTTCAGATTGTAACCTGTCTTCTCTGGTTTAACCCATGGGTGAGGAATGGAGTAGAGCTTGCCAACTGGGGTCGCTTCCCATTCACCACTGACTAATCGTATCTGCCAACCAACTCTTTCTAAGAGCCTGTTGACATGCCGACCATCATCACGAAAGCCAAACTTCTTTGCGAGAAGGCTCGGCTCAAGCATCATCTCTTCTTCTATTACCGCCTGCTGTGCTGGCGCTGAGATGAGCATCGGTGTGAGATCAATGCCGGTGTCACGCTTAATTTCTCTTGCGGCAATTTGCTGAGCGATATGCAAGGGCGTTCCTAACTGGCCGGCAATCGACAAATAGGACTTGAGCTGCCTGTCCGCAGCTTCGACAGGAAAGAGCGCGGAGGGCTTGCGAGCGTCTTGTTGCTGCTCCCGTGCTACATAGACATTCTTGGCCACAGAGACTTGCTTGCTAAGCGTATCAGGAAGTCGTTCAAAAAGTGCATGCTGAGCGCTTGCAGTCAAAAAGATAAGTGGTCTATATCCATTTGCCTTAAACATAAGTCTGAGAAGTGGCGGCAAGTTATTGATATCGTTTACTAGCGCAGGTTTTGCGCTACTGACTTTACCACCTTTCATCCAGCGTAATTCAAGGGCTTCACCTTGCTCAAGGTAAAGGTCCCAGGCATCGATAGATCGTAGTAAACGTATAAAATCTTTGTGTAGACGATATCTGGCATGCGCATCGCTACGCTCTAAGTAGTCGTAGTGATGCCGGAAACTACTGTAGTAACGCTTGCCCCAAAGTTCAATCATTTGCATGAGCGGACTCTGTGGGCCAAGCGGACCAAGCGGGGCAAACAAAGAATTTATGCTATTCTCATCTGCCATGGCGTTTACGCCTCCTGTAAATGTTGTGGAAGTCGTGTCAGGGGATGGAGCACAAGCTATCCCCTGAGGCGCATTCTCACGCAGTCGAGATGTGCTGTCAATGGCCGATTTTATTTTGTTCCCCTTGCCATAAATAAATTTGTCACCTTAATTGTAACTTATTGATTATGCTGCGCTAGCAACCTCTGCACCTGTGGCCAGTCGGCAGGGCGCCAGACGCCAGTTTCCACGTGGGTTACCTTCTCAAGCGCCTCCAACCAGCGTTGTTGAAATGCACTCACGGCTTCATCAACGCGCTTGATTTCGATGAGGTAGAGCGGCCCACCCTCTGGATGGCACAACGCCACATCGGGCCATCCTGGCGTGCTTTTGCGGCTTTTGTAGGCATGGTAGAACAGCCAGCCGTGGTTCAGGGCGTAGGTGTAGAGGGTGTTTTGAAAGGCAGTTCCGGTCGCCTCGGCCGCAATCGCTTGAGGAGTTGGCTCAAGAGGCGAGCTACGCACGACAAGCCCGGCACGTGCGGCGAGCGCTGTACAAAACGCACAATACCAGGCACCACTGGCAGGGCACTCACACCGCTTCGCCATGCTCTATCCGTTCTATCGTCACGAGCCAGCACACCACGTCACCAGGAATGAGCCCTCCCCCACTGACAGGACGTCCGAGGGCGGGGTCCCAGTGCCAGCCCATCATCTTTTTCCACACCTCGGTATCCGCCTCAGGCGCCTCACGGAGAGCGACTACGCGCCAGCCATGCTGCCGGACATACGTGTCATACCCCTCACGAATAGCCGCTGCAGACATCTCGGGTTTCGCAATCGCCTCAACGGCATGCCGGTTGCCCTCACAGAAATAGCCGCAGGTATGGTTGGCGAAGGGAGAAGCCATAACTAGCCTTCTTCCTCCGCCAGCTCCCGGTCAAGCGCAGCACTGGCATCCTGGTCAAAGGGCATCGCGTTGACATCGATAATCTCACCTGTCTGACGATTCGTGGTCGGCAAGGGATCGCCAAAGAGATCAGCACTCGCGGCTTTTGCAGACGTCGCCAGTGCCGTTTTGAGATCAGTCGTCAGTGTTGGCGACTCCCACGACACCTTCTGCTTCGTTGCAATCTCAATAAGTTGCAGCGCCACACGCAGCCGTTCTTCATCAAGATTCCCGAGCTCCGTCATCCGGAGTGGTTCACTAAAGATGGCCAAAATCGCCTTGGTACGCGTCGAGACTTTCATGCCACGGAGCCAGGTCCCCAGTTGCGTGAGGAGATGTTGCCGGCGTTCGTCACCCTCAACTTTCTCTTCATCAGGATCACCTAACGTCGCAAACATCTCTGAGACGAGGGGTAAGGCTTTGACGCCAGAGGACTTGGCACGCTTGATCGCCATCTGCAACACGTTCGGTTCCTGATCCGCGATATCCTCATTGTCCATGCGGTAGCGCGTATATTCATTGCCGTTGCGACCGGTGAACGTGCGCGATTTGAGGAGCGAACGGTCAGTCCCTTTCGGTATTTCACTGGTGTAGAGCCAGCGATAGGCGTATTTCGATTCTCGTGTGGTGCACGAGCCAGTCCCAACGCCAATACACTTGCCAGAGCTAAACGAGATAAAGCGCACGGTGACACGGCAGTGATAGAACTGCTCCGTATCCCGTTCTTCCAGTACGTCAGCCACGTCTGCGTAGCAGTCAAAGAGGGAGAGCAGATTGTGCACCCCATCTTGATTGAGGGCCGGCTTTTTGCCTTCAGCGAGCATCTCGCCCAGCGTGGCCCTAGAGAGGGGCGTATAGCGATTGTTTTCAAAGCTATACATATGTCTCGCCGGGTCCATGTGCTGCTCAATATACTGCCGCATAACCGGCCGCATCTCCGTCATCCAGGCCATGCGGGCCATGACGTCGGCTACTTGCGGCAGTGCGGACGTCTGGTCACGGACTTGCAACCCATTCGACACGACGGTCAGTGTTCTGGCGCTGTCGATCTCAGCCATGGGGAATTTCCTCACAGAAAAGGGAACATCACTACTAGCTCTCACATAACTATAACATAGTGTTATATCGGTTGCAACGTCTCCAGGCCTGGAGGTGGCGGTAACACAAGGGATTTGCTATTGCCACGGAGGATACGTTGGCCACGGCAGACCATCTCAAAGAGGGCTTTGGTCTTATGAACATCGGCGGCACAATAGTTGATCACTTCCGCGTAACGGCCTTCGGCCCACAGGCGTGGGGCAATCACTCCAGTCAACGCTTTCGTCCCCAGCCCATTTGCCTGACTAATCGCGTCCAGGGAGTTCACCCCGCGCTCAAACTTGCCCTGAGGGTCTGCGCGCCAGATTTCAGCCAG